ATGGGCGCATCAAAGGGAATGCTTACAGCGAAGGGACTGGCCGCACTGCCGGCCGGCGAATGGGCCTCAGATCCGGCGCCGCGCGGCGCGGGCTGCCTGGACGTGCGCAAGCTGGCCGGCGGGCAGCTGCGGTTCTACTACAGGTACACGAAGTCCAATGGGCAGCGCGACCGTCTGCTGATCGGCACCGGCCTGGCGCTGACCGCGGCACGCGAAGCGGCGGCGGCGTTGTCACGGCGGTATCAGGCCGGCGAACGGGATCTGCGCGACGCGATCGCGGCCGAGGCAGCGGCAGCGGACCGCGCGGAGGCTGAGGCCCTGGCCGAATCGACGCGCCGATCTGGTGCAACGCTTGGCGCTCTGATGACAGCCTACGTCCAGAGCTTGGAGGACGCTGGCAAGGTCTCTGCCGCCGCGACGCGCGCTTCCATCAAGCGCCACATCGAGGATCCGTGGCCAGCCCTCTGGGCGCGCCCGGCGTCCGAGCTTGAGCTGGATGACCTGCTTCCGATCCTGTCGCGACTGGTGCGCGCCAAGAAGCTGCGCGAGGGCGGCAAGATCCGGTCGTATCTGCGGGCGGCGTATGCAGCAGCGATCGCAGCGAAGCAGGATGCGGCAGCTCCCGACGCTCTGCGCGTGCTCAACGTATCCAGAAACCCGGCGCGCGACCTGGCCACGCTCGACAGCGGGCAGCCGCGCGACCGGGTTTTGTCGGTGGCCGAGCTTCGCGCCTACTGGCGCCGGATCGAGGCGATGCCCGGGAGGGAGGGCGCTCTGGTGCGCTTCCACCTGCTGACCGGCGGGCAGCGCATTGCACAGCTGATGCGGCTGAAGTGGTCTGATCACGATCACGACACGGACACCGGCACCGGATCCGTCCGCTTGCTCGACATCAAGGGGCGTCGCCGCGTGCCTCGCGTGCACCTAGTGCCACTGCTCCCGCTGATGGCTGCGGATCTCGCCGTCTTGCGCGGCGATGATGACAGCGACGGCGGCGGCGACGGCGCCAGGCCGCACCTGTTTTCGCTCACCGCCGGGAAGGTGCCGGCCACCTACGACGAGTTCCGAGGAATTATGGATCCGGTGGTGGCCAGCATGGTGGCCGCAGGCGAGTTGACATCGCCGTTCACGCCGGGCGATCTACGACGCACGGTGGAGACTCGGCTCGCTGCGCTGGGCCTGTCGGAAGAAGTTCGTGGCCACCTGCAATCCCACGGCCTGAGTGGCGTGCAGAAGCGGCATTACAACTTCTTCGAGTACGACGCGGAGAAACGCGCTGCGGTGGAGGCCCTGTACGAATTGCTTACCGGCGCCGGTGCGACGGTGGTGCCGATGCGCAAAGGCCTGAGCCGCTAGAACGGCAGGTCCTCGGGCAGATCCAGGCCTACTAGGCGGCCTGCGGCGCGTTGATGACTGCTGGCCGTAGCGCGCAGCCGTTGCGCGCTCTGCCGGCGGCGCGCGCGGCAACGCCAACTTCCAGAGGTATCTCGTTCGAGGTCCGACGCCTGCTGCAGCTTGGCAGCAGCCTTGGCCTCCAGTGAGGCCGGATTCTTTTGCCAGTTCGCCATGGCTGCAGGATGCCGGCTGAGCGTCGCGGAGGAAGAGACAGCCGCTGCGCTTACCCTTCCATGCGGAATTCGTTCATCAATCCTGAAGATGGGCGATCATGACGAAATTAGTAATTGTACTAACTTGGCATTCGACCCTCGGAGTCCGCCCCCACTTGCAAGTCTAAAACGCCCCTATTACACTAAGTGTAATAGACACACTCTAAGGCTATTGGCGGCATGGAAGTCAGGTTCGCAGACCCGTCTTTGGAGCGACTGGAAGCAGATCCGAAATACACGGCAGGCTTGGATTCTGCCCTGGTAAAAGTGTTCCGCAAGCGCTTGCAGTTCATCCGGGCCTCGCCTGACGAACGGGCGTTCTATGCCATGAAGTCTCTGCATTACGAAAAGCTTAAGGGCGACCGCAGCGATCAGCGCTCAATGCGTCTAAACGACCAGTGGCGCTTGATCCTGCGCCTCGAAGAGGACGAAACAGGGAAGCTGGTCCTCATTGTCTCAATTACCGATTACCACTGAATCCTTAGGACACGCCATGAACACGTTCGCCGAAGTCTTTCCACCGGGCGAGTTCCTCCGTGAGGAACTGGAGGCGCGGAATTGGACGCAGACTGAGCTCGCCGAGATCATTGGACGCCCCGTGCGCCTGATCAACGAGATCATTGCCGGCAAGAAGACCATCACGCCTGAGACCGCAATCCAGTTGGGTGAGTCGCTGGGTACCGGCCCGGAGGTTTGGATGAACCTGGAGAGCCAATACCAGCTATCCAAGGTACGTAGCGCCGATGATCTCATCGCGCGGCGAGCCGAGTTGTATAACCGCTTCCCGGTCCGCGAGATGATCAAACGCGGTTGGATATCCGCCTCCAAGAACATTGACGTTCTTGAGCAGCAGTTTCTGGAGTTCTTCGGCGTCAAGAAGGTAAACGACCCGATCGTTTTCTGCCATGCCGCCAAGAAGAGCGATGCCGAAGCTGCTGCATCCACACTGCAGCTGGCATGGTTGCGCCGTGCTTGGCAGGTCGCCAACGAACTAGTGACGGGGTCCTATAGCGAGACGCTACTGCGCCAGGCGCTACCGCGCCTAGCGGCGCTGAGGACCGCTCCAGAAGAAACCCGTCACGTGGCTCGTATCCTAGACGAGTGTGGCGTACGTTTCGTCATCGTTGAACCCATTGCTGGCACCAAGATTGATGGAGCCTGCTTCTGGCTGGCAGACGACAAGCCGGTGGTAGCAATGACTCTGCGCCTAGACCGAATTGACAATTTCTGGTTCGTGCTGCGCCATGAGCTAGAGCACGTGCTGCAGCGCCACGGGCGAGACCAAGGCTACATACTGGACCGGGAAATCGAGTCTGATTCTGCCGACCAGATCAACGACGAAGAAAAGGTCGCTAACGCAGCGGCCGCTGACTTCTCTGTGGATCAAGCTGAGATGCGCGGCTTCGTGGCCCGAGTCGCCCCATTCTTCAAGGAAGAGCGTGTTCTGTTGTTCGCCCAGCGCCTGAGCATCCATCCGGGACTAGTCGTAGGCCAGTTACAGCGTCAGCTACGCCGTTACGACTTGTTCCGAAAGCACCAAGCCAAGGTTCGTTCGTTCGTCACCAGCTCCGCCCGTACCGATGGGTGGGGCGTGGTTCACACCGACTGAAGGAGGTATTCCCATGTCCGCCTATTCCAATCAGGTGAAAGACTATATTGAGCGGTACAAGGCCGAAAACAGAGTGGAAGGCCCGCTGGACCTACATGAAATAGCAGCTTGGGCTTGGCGCAATGGCCTACACAAGCCTAATGCCAAGACCGTCATCGATGCCATCGCCGCTGACATTGCTCAGGTATTCCGAGAGGAATACCGCACAGACAAGCATGGTCGCCGGTATCGAGCTAAGCACGCTGCAACACATAAGCAGGGAAACAAGACCCTATCGCTGTGGGCCGACCTGGATGACCCCAACGCTCCCCATAGCCACTTCGTTCGGTCTTTTTCGCAGCGTAGACAGCAGATCGTGGGCGATTGCGTGCAGCTGAAAACCGACGTGGATGTCTACAACGATAAGCGTGAGCCGACTGAGCCCATTCAGGTGCCACTCGACTTTACCCTCGACGTAGCGGAGTTGCAGCAGCCGCTTCGTAAAGCTTCCTGAGATACGACGACGAGTTCAGGTACCTGCGCCCGGGATCGGGGGCGGCATTCCTTGTGCCGCCATGCTCTGCAGGGCTTTCGCGGCGCCCGGCATCGGAGGTTCCTTAAGCCGTCATCCGCCCTGGGGTGACCACAAGCCCCCATAGGTATCTCGCGCGTGCGAGGAGCCAGCGTCGCGGTGATCCAGGGCATTGCGTGGATCCACCGGGGCTATGGCCCTCGGATCAGCCTAACCAAGACGGGGAATGAGATGGGAACAGAGGACGAGCCGGCACCTGATTGGCTGGGCGGCGAAGGGCCGTGGTGGCTCACTGGATACACATGGCCGGTTCAACCCGGTGCCAGCTGGCAGCCTGACCATTGGTGGCGCTACGCCAGCGGTTTCAGGGAGGCCGGAGACCGGCTTTTGGGCACCGTCCTCAATGATGGGAGGCGAGACGGCCTCGATATCCTGGTGATGCCGACGCTGTTCCTGTACAGGCATTACATCGAGCTGGCCCTCAAGGCAGCAGAGAGGTCCATTGCTCAGTATCTGGGCGAGAAGCCGTCCACCGGAAAGAAAGCCGACCACACGCTGCTCGAACGCTGGGAACGCACGTTCGAAAGTCTCGCCAAGCTTCCGGGCGGCGAGGCGCTTAGCTTCCCCGAGGCCGACCGCCTCATCAGGGAGTTGGACCAGCATGATCGGCAGTCATTCGCCTTCCGCTACCCAGAGTCGCTCAAGGGCGAACCCCATGCCCAGGCACTGCCATGGGTCAACTATGCCCGTCTGGATGAGGCGATGACGCACTTAAAGGAGGCGATCGACTACTTGGACGGCAGCATTTCATACGCGAACGACTGCCGGCCCTGAACTGCCCGACGTCCATAGCTCCGCGAGGACGTGCAGACCGCCCTACTCCATCCAGCCGAACGGCGGTTTCAGGTCGACCTTGGCCAGCCGGTTGCCGCGGACCTTCTCCTGCCAGGCCAAGATAGTGGCCACATCCTCCCGCAGCCTGGCCTCGTGCCTGGTCACCCACAGCTCGGCCCCCGCGCGGCCCTGCTCGTAGCTGCTGCACACGCGGAACGGCCCACCCGGGCCATGCCGGTGCCGGTCCAACGAGGCAATCCAGATTCCGTCGTTCACGCGGCGGATCATAGCCACCACCCACACGCCGTGGCAGGCGATCACCGTCAACGGGTCATCCGGGAGGCTGGCAGACCGGGTCGTCCAGCGAAAGTCAGGGGGAAGCGACATGGCCGGCAGCATACGGCCGGTCGTCGCAAAGGCCGCGATCGCGTTGGCGACCCGCCTGAATCGTTCGGGGAACGACTTGTTAAGGGCTGCACCGGCCATTTGACGAAATCGTCAATTTGCCCGAATTGCAGGGTAGAGCCTGGTTCGACTCTATGCCGGCGCGGCGCTGCTCACGCGCCCCCGGGTTGAGCGGCCATTGGCCCCGGGTCCGGCGGGGCCAGCATATCAACAGCAATTCACCAGCGCCATCGGGCGCCGCAGGTCGACACGTCGGGCTAAAGAGGCCGCACGCCGCAACTGTCGCCTACCCCCAAAGCGGCCCTGCCGGCCACAGTACCGGTTGGCTGCGTCACCCCTGAATCTCGGGGGTTGCAATGCCTGCGAGCTGGACCATCGCGCTTCCGACGCCGCCTGGAGCTGCGTCGTAAAGACGTAGCCCGTCCCAGTTCAGCCCGATCAATTCCCGAAGGTCATTGGAGACGACAGGAACAAGCCGCATCGCCCAAAAAGGAAACCGCCGAATCGCCGCGCGACCGCGCCCGAGCTCAACAATTTCTCGATGACTGGTAGCCGCAAGAATTCGGCTGTAGACAACCGCGACCCCGTCTTCGGGGCCCTCAAAATACTGTAAGAAGCGCAGTCCATCGTGCAATAGCACCCCCGTCACGCCGGCCTCGACATTGAACCGCGAAGCCGCTCGTGTCAGAGCATCCACTTCATCGGAGGAAAGACCACTCCTCGCCTCACTGGCGTAGACGATAGACTGAAGCGGCACCGGAAACTCCCCTGTCGCAGGAGTATTCCTGCACGTCAGGATGACAGATTTAGAGCAGGTCGGGCGGGAGGGCGACGTTGAAATCGCCAGCTGACTGATCGTGCAAATTTCCTGCCCTGGGTCGTACCGGAAAATCCAGTCCACTTGTTAGCTAAAGCCGAGAATGGTTCGGTCGGTTCCTCACGCGCAATTTCCATGAATTATTCACCATGGGCACCATCCCGCCCGAGCGACCCGCTGATGACCAGTACTGGACAGTTCCTCATCATGCGTGTGTCCATCTCCGCCCCAGAAAAGAAACCCTTGGCCGTGACGGTCCGGTGCGCCGCCTGCGACCATGTCACCGCCGCCCATGGGGCACAGCTCACACGGTCCCTTGATGGCGTCATCCTCATCTGCGCCAACTGCCTGCAGCATCAGGCAGTTACCAACGACGCTTTGCTGCAGATCGGCGCCATGCAGCTTTCGCGCTGGCCAGATCCGACGCATCCAGTCGCCATCTCGGAAGGGGGCGGCGTATAGGCTTCCCCAAGATTCGCCCTACGCAGCAATCCGGTGCTCGTAGAACGGATGCCGCTTGTCGTCGAAGATCCTGTAGAGCGCGGCCAGGTCGGTCGGATCCGGATTGAGCCAGGCATCCACGTGCTCTGGCTTGATGTTGATGATGGTCCGGTCATGGCCGGCGGCGGCCACCTCGGGCTCGGGGTCGTCGGTGATGGCAGCGAACGACAGCAGATCCGGCTCTTTGCCGGCCGGGTCCTTCCAGTGCGACCACAGGCACGCCACGAGCATCGGCTCGCCCGTGCGCGGGGTGAACTGCACCACCTGGTTCTTGCCGTCCGGGCCCTCGACGTTCTCGTAGAAGGTGTCGACCACCATCAGGCCGTGCGTGTGGCCGAATGCCGGCGCCCAGAACTTCTCCAGACTGTCGCGGCGGGCGTTGTAGGTGCCGGGGAAGCGCTGGTCGTAGTTGGCCGGCTTCCCGGCCAAGCGGCACTGGTAGCGCATCGGCTTGATGACCAGCTTCCCGCCCTCGGAGACGATCACCGGAGCGTAGACGCCGGGGAAGATGCGGCTGTCGCGGTCCTTCGGCTCAACGCGCTGTAGATCCGCCAGCCGCGCCTTGGCCCGCTCGATCTTGTTGCCGGCGATCCGCACATCCTCCCGAGCCTTCTTCGTCTCCTTCACCTGCAGCGCGCGCTCAGCGTCGGCCAGCCGCTTGCGGTTGGCGAACAGCTCCTGCTCCAGGATGGTGGCCTCGGCCCTGTTCCATTGCTCGACCTCGGCCCACACCGCAAGCTCCGCCGGGCTGGCGCCGGCCCGGAAGGCGTCATCCATGGCCTTCGGCGTCTTGGGCCGCTTCTTGCCCGGGTCGTGCGCGTAGAGCGCGGCGAACTCCTGCAGCGACAGGGTGGCGCCGGTCATCCGGACCAGCTTTTGATAGGCGGCGGTGATCTGGGCGGAATAGCACATGGCTGACATCTCGCCGCATGCGCCGTTGCCGCCGCGTGAGGATCAAGTCACGGGCTGCGGTGCCAATCCATCCAGCGGCAACTCCGCCTTCTCCGGCCAGGCGAACGTCTCCGGCTGCGGCAACAGCGCGCGCACCTGCTCCCAGGTCTCGATGCCATCAGGCGGCGCCAGCACCAGCTGCTCCAGCGCCTGGTTCACAGCATCGCGCCAGGCCACCATCGCCCGCGCCTCCGCGCGATATCGGGCCACGCCGCTGCTGTAGTAGCTGGCGCACGACTCGATGCTGTCGTAGCCACGCTCTACCGCTTCGGCGCGCATCCACGCGAACGCCTGGTCGCGGATGTAGCGGTAGTGCGCAGGAGTATGCAGCTCGAAGCCCAAGCCAGGGGGTGACACCGGCAGCGGCGCGTTCTGTTCCAGCCACTCGGTCGGCCACAGGTAGTGACCGCGCGGAATGAACGCGCCGGTCTCGACGCAGCGAATCACATCCGGGTCTTCGGTGAGTTGGTACATGATTAGATCTCCGCGTCCGCAGCCCACTGGAACCAGCCACCCCATTGCCCGTTGGTGTTGTTCCAACCAATGTTGAAAGACGCATCACCAATAGCTTCAACAACTGCTGTGACGTTACTACCGTCAGCCTGCGATACAACCCCCGGAGTACCTGACGGTGCGCCGTATACGACAAGCGAAGGTGGGGCGCGCATCGGCTCACCAAGTTGCACGCAGAAGCGATTGATCTGATTGGTGTTAGCCCCGTTTCCGGCAGTGAACCGTCCAGCGTTGGTGTAGGTGCCCGCTGCATCGCTTTGCATGTAGCTTTTCCTGTAGAAACGGCGGCACAAGGCCAATTCCACCCCATCAGGTCGGTAGTCAAACGCGCTTGCCGAAGAACCTTCCTCAACCTGCACCTGCGTGAAGTGCACATCGCCAGCTTGCGCACCGAGCGAAGCGTTGCGCGCATTGAAGTTGCTACCACCTGTTGCCCAAAGAGTCAGAATCAGTGAGTTATTGGCACCCACAGTCTTACCGTTAATAGAAGGGATTTGCACGGTATGAGTGACGAAATTGATTCCAGCCGCAAGGCTGTATTTGGCTGCCCCTATACCTGAAACCTGCGTGCTACCGCCCGCGCCGAAACTCTGACCAAATTCGATGGCAATCTGTCGACCTGCAGCCCCACTGTTGAACACCTTGAAGCTCACTGTCACCGTGCGACCGGAAAGCGTGGTCACGTTCTCCATTCGTTGTTCAAGTACCACGTAGTGGTTCGCGGCATCCGTTACAGCGCCGTATGCGACCTTTGCGAAGTAGATGCACTCGGTATCGAAGCTGCCCGATGCAATGGCGTTACGTGACAGACTGGGAGAGCTTACGCCCCCCGCGTTGAAGTACCAGCGATCAACGGAGTAGCCCGGAGACGTGAAGTTAGTTCCGCGCTGCCACCAGCGCATCGAACCGTTGATGAGCCGGTTCTTTCCGATGAAGCGTGCACCGAGCGCAGTGTCGGCGTTCTGGCGTGCGGTCACTTCCGCTGCGACAGCCTGCGAAAGCGCGGTATCGGCGCCCGTGCGCAGCAGTGTCTCCTGCTGCAAGCCCGTTTTCAGGTCGGCCACGTCCTGGCCGATGTTCGATGACCCACCTTCCAATGCCGTAAGGCGTCCCTCGGCATCCTCGAAGTTGTCGTTACAGGTTGCAAAGGCGGTGAACGCGTCGTCGCCTGGGCGGCCGTCCGGCTGGATGGTGGTTTGATCGATGAGTTTCTGCGGCATGTGTGTTCTCTGCTGTTGATCGCCCACGGCAAAGCGGGCCGGACATGCCGGCCCGCGCCTTGTGCGGTTTCAGTTCTCGACCGAGATGATCGACAGGCTCTGCGTGATGGACTGCTGCTGGAACGAGCCGGACTCGTGCCTAACGTCCTGTTCGGTGAAGCTGGTGATCACCGCGCGGTAGGTCATCGTCTGCGCACTGGTGCTGGTGTCGTTCACCGTGAACGATCCACCCCAGGTGGAGGTGGCGCTGTCAGGGCCGTCCTGCTCGTTGAGGATCATCACGGACCCGCTGACATTGAGTACCTGCCACAACGATTCAGCGCCCTCCCCCACCCGCCGATAGATCTCCACGCGTGCCGTGTTCTGGCCCGCGCCCGCGACAAAGCCGTCGCTGCCGTAGGTGGTCTTGGTCCGGATATGCCGGCGGGAGAAGCTGACAGTGACGCTCCGCACGCGGCCGTTGGTGGCGAACGGGCCGTTGACAAGCTCCACGCCGACGGTTTGCGTGGTCGTCGTCTGGACCGCGTTGCGCAGGATGCCAGCCGACAGCTGGCCACCGAAGTAGGCACTGCCGTTGGCGTCCATCCACATGACCGCGTTGGACTTCGCCGCGGCCCCGGCCCCGACGTTCGGCCCGAAGTAGTCGACCAGGTTGTCGCCGGCAGCGCCGAAGTTGGTACCGATGATGCGTTGGGCGGCGCCCTTCCAGACGCGCAGGAAGCCGTCGCGCCACTCCATGCCCTCGCTGGCCCCGGGCGAGATGACCTCGAACGTGTTGCTGGCGAAACGGGTGTTGATGATCTGGCCGTTGTTGTCGATGACCATGCCGCCGATCAGCGGTCCGCCGCCGCTGTTGGCGATGACGTTCAGGAACGCCCGGGCCAACACCTGGGTCAGGCCGTTCTCGTTCTGCACGACGCGGGCCTCCATGCCCTGGACCACTTCGGCGCTGGCCTTGCCGGACACCTCCGCCTTCACCGATGCAAGCTGGCCCGTGACAGCCTCGATGCCGCTCTCGGTGACGGCCACGCGGGCGTCAATGCGCTCCACGTAGTCGGATGACGCCTTGCCCTCCAGCTCTGCGCCCACGTGCTCGATCTGTTCGGCTTGGCTGGCCTGCTCGGTTGCGATCAGCTCGATGGACTTCGTGGCACTGGCCTTGAAGGCGCCCAGCTCGACGTTGAGCGAATCGACGGTCTTGGCCACCGCCCGATCACCCTGAACGATGACCGACTGCCAGGTGCGTACGCCGGCGTAGACGTTCCGGTCACCCGCGTTCCAATCGTGGTCACCAGCGTGCTTATACGTGATCTGCGCTTCCAGCGACGATGTGCGATCTCCGACCGCGCGCAGGCCCTCTTCAGTTTCCTCCACCCGGCCGCTGACCGCGTCGACCGCCTCGACCGACGCTACCTTGCCGTCACCGGCCGGCATACGCGCGACGATGGCGTTGATGCGGCCGGCCTCGGCCGCCAGGTCCGAAGCGTTCTGGTAGGCCATGTCGATCGACGCAGCCAACGCCTCGCCCACGCCAGAGAAGTTGCCCACCAGCTGCCAATCATCCGGGGAGGCGCCAGGCTCGGCATCGGTGTTCTCGCGCAGCGCCCGGTACAGCTTCCCGTCGTGCCGGGTGAAGTCGCCCACCGGGTAGGTCTTCCCAGCCTCCCATTCGTCGGCCTCGGTCAGATCCGCGACGATCGCTCCGATGGCATCGGCGTGCGCAATGGCCGCTGCCATCGCGTCGTTGGCCTTCTTTGTTGCGTCGGCCGCGGCTTCACTCGCGACACGGGCATCCTCGTTGAAGCGCTCGATCTTCTCCTGGTCGATGCGCTGCTGCGCGTCGATGAGCTCCTGAACTGTCTTGTCGATCACCTGGCCGAGGTTGGCGCCGAGCTTCTTGGTGATGACACGGGCCTCGGTGGACAGCTCCCCCGACGTGTTCACACTCCGGCAGGCGAAAGTCCAGTCGCCCGACTCCGGCACAACAGCTTCGAAGGGCACTGCGTGGTAGCCGCTGCCCCCGATCGGGATCATCTGCTCCCATTCCGGTCGCAGCACCGCACCCTGCACGTACCGGATCTCGACACCAGCAAAGTCTGGTGACTGGATGCTGTTGACCAGGAAGCCCCAGGTGTACATGCGCACGCCGCCGGACAGCTCGTCCACGTCGAAGAAGTCCACCAGGCGCGGCGGCACATCCGCACCGGCCGTGATGTAGGTCACCGACGCTGCGACGCCGGCCCGGCCGTCGGGGCTGAACGGTCGGACCACCACGGTGTACTGGTCCGCATGGCTGATGCGCCAGGTGGCCGTACGGGTGGTGGTCTGGGCCACCTCGGAGAGCACACCGTCGCTGCCGGCGGCCAGCACCACGATGTTGCCGACCGGGCCGCTGATCTCGAAGGTGACGGTCAGTTCGGTGAACACCGTATCGCCCTGCACCACCTGCTGCTCTGTGATGGCCAGTCCGCTGGCAATCGGGCGGCTGGTGATCGGGTTGGTATTGACCGGCGGCACGTATTCGCCGGTGAGCACGTAGTTCCAAAACTCCGGCGGCTCCGGCACCACCGAGACCTTGGCGCCCTTGAGATCGCTCTCGGGCTCTATCCCGACCACGCGGACCCTGTACCCGGGCGTCTGCTTGAAGTCGTAGATCCAGATGGTGTCGTGCGCGGGGTTGTCCGGCGTGTCGCCCGGCAACGGGGCATCGCCTGGCCAGGAACCGGTCAGGCGGATGGTGTCGCTGCTGCCGGTGAACGGCTGCACGCCGAACACGCGGTACACCCGTTCGCCGGGGATGCGCAGGCCGATCCAGGCGTTGCCGTTGGTCGGTGCCTGGACCGCCTCGTCCAGCCGCAGCGTGACAACGCCGTTGGCCGCGGTGGCCGAAACGATTCGGCCGCCGGCGCCCCACTGCGTCAGGTCGTGCTGCAGGGCCAGCAGGGACAGGCGACGATAGCTCAGGTGCTCGATGTCCGTGCTGTAGGTGATGTCCTTGTACTGGTAGAGGGACTGCGCCAGGTGGTAGCGAGCCATCCGCGCGGCGTGAGCCTCGTTGGTGATGCCCTCGCCCTCCACCGTGGCCGGGTTAAGCATGGTGGTTACGCCGGGCGCGGCTACGCGCAGGGTCTTGGTCGTCCAGTCGGTGGCATCGTAGTAGCTGTACTCGATACCGTCTGCGGCGTTGGCCAGGGTGTAGTCAACCTGGAATTGCCCCTTCTTGATGGTGGCCATGTTGACCACGCCGGACAGAGGCTGCTCCGACCCGGCCCACACCACCGACAGGCGGCCGCCGGCCCAGGTGATCTGGCCGAACCCGGCCAGCGCGACGGCGTTGAGCACGTCATCGTGGTTGCGGACATCCTTGATGTAGTTCGAGTAGCCGTAGCCGTTGGCCTGGCAAAACAGCATGAAGGCCTTCAGCGCCTCGATATCGATCTGGACGTCGTCCAGGCCGATGCCGGCGATCAGCTTGCCGTGCTCGTCCCTGAAGCCGCGGGCATAGGCCAGGATCAGTGCGCCCGGGTTGTTGGTCTCCTTCGTCGCCCACCCCGCCTCCGTCCAGACTGGTGCCGGCTCGGCGTAGGCGACGCAGCGGATCTCGTCCGGCTGGCCGTTGAGCTGCCCGGTTGCCTTGATCCGGATGCCGATTCGGGCCAGACCGGCGTAGTCGGCGGTGTCCTTCTGGATGCTGGTCAGGGTGGACCAGGTGAAGTCGCTGGTGGCGCCGCTGCCGTCGGTGTTGTGGCCGGCAATGCGGACCCGCACTTCGTACTGCCCCTCCTGTACGTCTCGGGAGTAGCTGCGGCGCTGCTGCTTCTGCGACCGGCTGACGATCGAATAGGACCCGAAGAAGCTCCAGTTGGCGATGCCGACGGCGCGGTACTGGATCTCAATCGTCTCGCGGTTGTCCTTCGGCTTGCCCTTGCTGGTCGTGTCGAACAGCATGAAGTCCACGTCCACCTTCAGGCGGATCGTGTTCGGGCTGCTGGTGCGCTGCACCCACGGGCTGGCCTGGCCCTTCTCCGCCTCCAGCGCGCCGCCGTTGATCGTGTCGGCATTGCTGTACAGCGGGATGGCCTCGCTGGGCATCTCGGAAAGGCCGTTGTGCCACACCGTGACGCCCTCGAAGGACGACAACAGCGCATCGCCGTTGTACAGGGCCTCCACGCGCCCCACGTTGATGCCCGCCGTCAGGGTCATGGCGAGGTACTGGTCGTCGGCCTCGTACCAGGTATAGGGGTTGCTGGCCACGTCCGGCGCGATGCGCAATGGCCCGCCCAGCAGCAGCGGCAGGGGCTGGTACGGGCGCGGCTGATTCCGGGCCGCGCCGATGGTGTACACCGGGCTGGCATCGCTGGCGCTGGGCTTGGGCCGCTTGGGCCCCAGCACTTTCTGGATCAGCAGCGCCCCTGCGGCGTAGATCGCGCCCTGCGCCAGGCCGGCGACCGCTGCGCTGTAGCCGGCGGCCACGATGGCCGTACCGACACCCATGGTGAAGACGGTCAGGGCGATCAGCGCAACGATCATCAGCGCGGTCTTCTTGACCACGCCTCGAACCTCGATCACCGTTCCGTCCTTCGGGCGCACGCGGTCCATGACCTCATGCGGCACGACCACCCCATTGATGCGCACCTCCCACAGGTCGCTGGAGTAGTCAGGCACCACGCGTGCCAGGAAGCCGCCCAGCCGCTCCCCCTCCTGCAACTGCGCCGCCAGGGTACGCTGGCCCTCCAGCGTCACCGGGTGCGGTGTGATGATCAGCGGCGCGTCCTTGATCAGGCCCATCTGTAGTAACCCTCAATCCTCAAGCCGAACTCCGGCAGGTCACGAACGCGGTGCAGTACGCTGCAGCCGTTCTTTTCGTTGGAATGCAGCACCCACCCCTCATGGGCCAGGTGGAAGTAGACGCCGGCGTGGCCGGCGCGCTTCTGCCCGTGCTCGACCATCAGCACCAGGTCACCGTCCGTTGGCACGGCCACCGCGGTCCCATACGGCCTCGACAGCTCGCCGATGGCGGCTTGGCCCACCACGCCTCTCGGCCGGCCGTTGGGGAGCTGAACGGCGCGCCCGAACAGCTGCCGTTGGACCAGCACCACGAAATCGGCGCAATCGCACGTGTGCTCGCAGTACGGCACGCCCACCAAGGCTTCTACGTCTGCCAGCCGCATCAGAAGATCCCCGGTAGCGTGAACGGGTTGGCGCGCAGGCGCACGGCCTGCTGCCGCATCAGGTAGTCGACACCGCACTGAGCGGTGGCGGTGGCGCCGGCCACCGACACGCTGGTGATCGGCAGGTAGTAATCCCGCTCGTACAGGTTGGGGTCTGCACGGTCCGACACCATCAGCCGCGCCATCATCAGCTCGTTCGGCCCCAGTGCCTCCAGGTCCTCGGAGATGCCGCGCCCGACGTTGTCCAGCACCAGCTGGGCACGCGGGGACTGACCGCGGGTGTCATCGGGCAATTTAAAGCCAAAAGGCACGCCCATGTAGGGAATGCCCTGGCTTACCCAGTCCTGGGTGTCGTTGACGATGCGCAGCGGACCCGGAAGCGACGGCGAGGTGATGGACAGGAACAGCAGCGTCCCATTGGTGTCGGTCATGCGCTGCTTACGTTCAGTGAAACTGCTCATCGCATGTACTCCACGACCACATCCATCCTGTAGTCCTCGGGCAGCTTCTCTTCGGGCACCAGGTCGCCGAGGGCACCGTTCTCGAAGCGCGCGGTGATCACTTCACCCGTGTAGGGGTGCACAAGGGTGAACCACCCAATGCGCTTGATCTCACCGAAGTACCAGGCATCGAAGGTGTTCACGTCCGCGATGCTGGCAAAGTAGAGCGTCATGGCCTGCTTGATCAGCACCTGGCTGTTCTCCAAGCGCTGCTTGGGCGCACCGCGTTCCATTTCGGTCCTCAGAACTGAGGGATCGAAGGTTCGTTTTTGCCCTTCGAACATGACACGTGCCACTGAAGGTAATGCTGTCATCACACCGAGTCCTTTAAGCCGAATCGGCTCCCCATTGCTGCATACGTTGATCCCTGACCATTGGCGACCTGGCCACCGATGTAGCTGTCGACCTGGCCCAGCAGAACCTCAATGTCGAAGCCGCCCTGACTGTTGCGAGACGCGCTGGCGGTGGTGCCCGCTGGCGCGTTCATCACGCGAACATTGATCGCGCCGGCGGCCATTCCGGAACCGACCGGAGTAGCCACAGCTCCGCCCGAGTCATAGCCCTTCAGCCCTTTGCGCATCGCCTCGACCACCTCAACGCCACCCGCGCGCGCCACATCCCTCTGCGACCAGACCACCTCGCCCTTATGGACCACCCCGGCCGGCTGATGAACACCACCGTCACCCGTGTACCCGCCGGTGGAGTAGCCGCCCCTCATGTTCTGGAACAGCTGGTTATTGATGCTGCTGGTGCCGGAGGTGACCGCCTGGTTACCCGCAGCGGTGACGCCGCCACCCCAGGCACTGGCGAACATGTTCACGATTCCCATTGCCGCCTGCCGCGCGGCGATCCGCGCCAGATCGGCCAGGACCGACTTGGTGAGGTCGGAGAAGCTCAGCTTCCCGGTCGTGGTGAACTTGACCCACGCGTCTTCGAAGCCACCGATGGCGCTTCCGACCACGTCGCCCATCTGCCGAGCGGCATTGCCGGCCTCCTGCTGGTAGTTCGCCCATGCAGCGGTGGCGCCTGCCAGCCAGCTTCCCTCGGCCTGCTGCAGCTCGTCGTAGCCGCTCTTGATGATCTGAAGACGGTCTAGCGTCTTGGCATGCAGCAGCGCCCTTTCTTCTTCGAAGGTGATCTGATCGATCTGATCCGCGTTCCGCTGCAGGCTCAGTTCTCGGAGCTTCTCCGCCTCGTCCGCGATGGCTTCGTTGATCCGCTGCTGTATTTCATACTCGCGATCGCCCATGCCAACACGCTGCGCCTGGGTCGTGAGCTGACGCCGTAGCGCCTCATTACTGGCATCCAGTGCACTAGCGTAGGCTTTGACTGCGTTCTCCCGCGCCTTGGCAGCCGACTGTTCCTCTTTCGCAAGCACCTCCACTGCAGCGGCGCCTTCGATACGCAACTTGGCCAGTCGTGCTTCCAGCTCGCCGATCTGTCGGTTGACGTTGATTGCATCTTTGCCGCTAACGCCCTGCTTCTGCAGGAATTCAATCTGGCGCTGAAGCGAGCGAGATTGCGCGTCATTTCCCTGCTGCAGCAGCTCCCTCATACGGCTGTAGTACTCGGACGCCGTAATCTCGCGTGCTGAGTACTGTGCACGTAGCATCTGCGTGCTCGCCGTGATCTGCGCCTGTTCCTCTACCAGATCATCCTTGAAACCGCGTAGGCCGGCGGACCGTGATGCTGCGCCGGTGCCGGTCGCTGCCTTTTCCCGGTACTTCTTCTCAATGGCCGCGACTGCGGCGGCGCGCCGCCTCTCGATGGCCTCCGCCTCTGCAATGAGGCCTGACGCCTGGGCCTTTCGCCGGGCCGCTGCGGCTTCACCATTGACACGCTCTACCTCTTGCCGCTTCTTCTCTTCCTTGCTGGCCTGGGACTCGATGATGGAATCCATCTCCGAAATGAAATCGGTCGATGCAGCCTGAGCAGCTTTTACCTCCGCATCCTTGCGCTCTTTGATCAGATCAGCGGCCAATGCCTTGATCTTCTCCGACCGGTCTTTGATGGACTTCTCCATCGCCGCCAGGGCAATAGGATTACGGGCCAGCGGTAGGCCGCGCTGGGTACCGTTGGCCAGATTGTTCAGCTTCTCCAGTTCCCGCTGGTTTTCTGCCACCAGCTGCTGCATCTGCGCGGCAGCAGGCCCAAGGCCAACGTTCACCTGCATCGCCGACCACGCCTTCGTGGCCTCGGCCCACAGGTCCTTGAATCCCCGGATCACCGGGTTCTGGCTGGCGCGGACCCGAGCGAGCGCCATGACGGTTTCATCCGCTGCTGCACGGGTGATCACAGTCACGGCGTCCTGATTCCGGCCCTGCTCCTGCAACGCCTTCACCTGCTCGTAGAGCGCCAGGGTCATGAAGTTGACCTGCTCGTTGAGCTTCTGCATTCCTTTGACCGGGTCTTCCGCCAGCTTTGCGTACATGGCGATGGTTTCATCGAGCGCCTGCCCGCTGATTTCCTTCATCGCCACGGCTGCATTGGCCACGTCCTGAAGATTCTGCGCGGCAATCTTCCCGTTCGAGCCGACAGCCTGAGCCGCCTCGGCACCAACGCCGGCGGCAACCTGCAGCGCGTCACTGGTCTTCTGAGCCATGGTGACGAGCGTCAGGGTCGTCGCGGCCGCCTCATTGCGCGACAGGACAAGTGCCTTCGTGTAGGCCTGGGCCTGCTGCTCGGCGTCATACCAGGCGTAGACCACCAATCCGACAGCCGCCGCGGCCACGGTATACGGATTCACCATCCCCAGCAGCGCCGACGAGACCCCCTTCAATGCCGGCTCCACACCCCCGAAGCTGTCCTTGATCTGGCCACCCTGCTGCACCAGCACTGTGAAGAAGGGCATGCCGCCCTGCAGGCTGGTGAAGATGTCGGTGAACTGCGCCGGTAGCTGGCGCATCGCCTGCGCCGTCTGCCCTGCAGAGACCCCCAGCTCCGTGATGTTGTTCTTAGTCGGCAGCGGCCTGGCCGCCTCCGTGCGCACCTCGCGCAGCTGGCGAGTGAGCACGCCCAAGCCCTGCCGAATGTCGGCCAGGTCCGCGCTGATGCGGACGCGCAGATTTGCTGAAGGATCAGCCATCGTTCGATATTCCTTGTCGCTGCTGTGCCGGGGCCTGGCCGCGCAGAGCAGCCAGGTACATCTGCCAGTCGGCAGCCGGGGCGGCCATAGCCATGCGCGTGGCCACGGCGAATTCCGCGATGCGGTCGCGCTCAACCTGCGCAGCTGCGGCGGTGAAGGCTCGCAGCTGCGCCAGGGTGTAGGTCATCACCTCCGCGCGGGAGTGTCCGTGGGCGATGAGGTACTGGATCAGGTCGGCGAGGCCGTACTCTCTTCCGCCGGAAGCTTCGCCTGCAGCAGAAGCCGCCGCAGGCGGAGGGCGAAAAAATCCCTGTTGAGCCCGACAACCGCCTCCAGCAAGTCAGCGATCTCGTCCAGCGTTGCCCCCGCAACCCATTCCGCCTCGCGTCCGATTGCCACCCCCAAAGCCGCGGCGATCTCGTTGCTGTCCTGCTCGAGCAGGTCGAGCAGGATGGCACCGACGCCAGCACGATCGGTGCCCTCGACCACACCGGCCATCATCGCCACTCGGGCGATGATGGTGCGGCTGGCCGTGATGAACGGACCGATCTGTTCCAGGCGCAGGGGACCCACAACCACCTTCTCGCCACGTACAAGAACCGTGCGCGTCGGCGGGGCGATCACGTCATCATCGGCCACGGCTTACTTCTCCTGCTGCCAGTAGAAGTAGGCCGACTTGTCGTTGCCCGTGGCCTTCGACGAGTCCTTGAGCAGCGCGCCGGGCACGCTTCCCGCGCCGAACTCATTGCCGATCAGGCCCATGCTCTCGATGACGCCGCCGGCCACCTTGTGCGCTACCAGGCGGACCAACTTGCCGCCGCGTGCCTCGTTGGCACCGTAGAACTGCATCTCGTAGAACTTCTGCGAGGTGACCGCAGCTTCAACGTGGCCCAGGTCCGCGTTCTTGTAGGTGACCTTGATGTTCGGGGTGCCGGCCGCGGACGGTGCTGCAATCGCAGATCCTACCGGGATGAACAGCATGCCGCGCTCGAAACGATAGTCCTTCCCGGCCTCATAGGCGGTGGTTCCGGTTGCTGGCTTCACGGCGGTCACCTCCGTGGCCAGGCGCGACAGTGGCGCGAAGCTGCCCGGCACGGCCAGCACCGGCTCATCGGTGACGGTACCCGCGGCGATGCTGCTGGCCTTGCCGCGAGTTGCCCGGGCGAAGTTCTCCGGGTTGAAGTCGTGGAACGTGTAATTGAGGTTGTAGCCGGTCACGCGATCGACACGGTTGGCCGTGCCGCCGCCGGGGTTCTGGTAGTCGGCCAGCTCGATGGTATTGGTCTGCGGCGCCACGGTATAAGCTGAGATATTGCCGATCTCCAAGAACGGATCAGCGGTGTTCCACTCACGGATCAGGACGATTCCTGCGCCCAGGTAGCTGTAGTCTTCGGCCATGATGGCTCTCCAGTTGGGTTGCCGCTGTGCGGCGGGTTATTTCTTGGGGATGTGGGTCTGGTAGGTGATCAGCACGCCGACCCAGCCGGCGCTGGCCTTCTCCGGCATCAGCGGTTCCATTCCGACGTACACCGGCACCTGGATGCCGTCGGGGAAGTTGCGAGCTACGCACCGGCTATCCATGGCCGCCTCGATATCGGTCACCAGGTCGTCCAGCGCCTGCTGGTATCCCTCGGTGTCTGTGGGAACCTTGGCGATGACGCTGACGGTGGTAAGCCGGTGCGTGTTGACTTTCGAGGGGCTCTCCGCCCGCTGCTGCTTCTCGATCACGGCCGTCAGCACAGTCTGCGTGTCCTGATCACCGGGCTTCGGCTCCAGTGTCCAACCGGCACCGGCATCGGTCAGGTAGCCGTTGTCGGTGCTGATCAGCTGCAGCGTCTTGCCCATCGCCTGCAGCAGCTGCTTCCGCGGGCTGGGGGTGCGATCAGACATTGGCCACCTCCCACACCGCCGTCGATTCGTCGGCGTGGATCTTCTGGACCAGTTTGAGCCGGCGGCCGGTGCCCTCAATCCGCACCACACCGCCCGCGCGAGGGTTGATTTCAGCCAACTGGAGCGTCACCCGATCAACGGTGGTCGCGATGGGCGCCACATCGTCGGGCGTGAACTGCTCCACGGCTTCGTCCAGCAGCACTGTGCACGGCACCTCAACCGTGCCGCCCGGTTCTTTGTACTGGGCAGCATCGGCGACGCCGGCTGCGCGGAAGGCATCGAACGCGACTGCGTCGAAGGCCTGCATGAAGGCTTTCTGGTTCAAGGCAGGGGCCTCGCGGTTTCCATGGCCTTTTCCAGCTCGCGCTTCAGGAAGAACGGCATCAGCCGCTTCCAGGTGTCCTCGGCCATGCCGAAGATGTCGTAGCGCGGCGTGTAGGCGGCGGTGTTGGTGAAGATGAAGATGGATCGGACACCCGATCCGCGTCCGATTCGCTCATAGATGCCCGGGCGCAGCACGCCACGGCGCTTGGTGATCACGAAGTACTCGCCATCACGGTTGTTGCCTTTGCCCCGTCGCCGCTTCCGGCTGACACTGGTCTCGTTCTGGTACCGGTCCCGCTGGGCGCCCAGCTGCGACAGGATTTTGGTCACCTGGCCGGCCGGAACGTTGCCGTACTGGTTCGCCTGAGCGCCCCGACCCATCACCGCAAACTGCGTCGGCGACAGCAGGCCTCGGCTCTGCAGCAGCCGCTCGAAGCCCTTCCGGCGGCGCTGACCGCCATCCACCTCGGCAAGCAGGTACTTCGCCGGCGGCGTGCCTTTGAAGGCCTCGTCTCGGAGGTAGATTTCGGCGTACGGCTGGGCCTTGGTGGCCTTGCGGTACATCGCCGCGTTGACGGTCAGCGGCGTGGGCCGGTCGAACACCCGCGGCGCCTGGCGCTTCCAGCGCTCGCGGATCTCGTAGGCCACCTTGTTGGCGGCCTGCGATGCAGCGTAGGGCAGCTGGGACTGCTCCAGCTCGGTCAGTTGTCGCCCGAAGACGTTGTCGGGGTCGACCCCGATCCTGATCTGGGCCATACACCCTCCTGCCTGGCCCGCCGGAGCGGGCCAGGCACTGTTGGCTTACTTCGCGCCGGCCTTCAGGCGGATCACCGCGTCCGGTCGGGTGTTGATGTTGAGCGGGTTGGACTGGCTTTCCAGCTGGATGCCCTTGTTCATGCGCATCGGGGCGGTCTTGGTGTAGTACGGCAGGCCGATGCCGCGCACCGTTTCCAGATAGTCCGCCGGCGCGAAGCGGGTCAGGAACATGTCCGGCACACCCAACGGGAACGCGATGGCCTCGCCATCGGCCAGGGCCAGATCGCCGCCGGTATTGCCCTGCAGCTCTTCGAAGGTGATATCGCCGAACACGAAGCCCTTGCGGACGTCATCGCGCAGCGCGGCACCGTCCTGCCAGCGCTCGTAGGCCTTCTGGACGTCGGGGTGGTCGGTCAGGGCATCGAAGAAGCCGGCGCTGCAGAACACATGGATGCCGGTGTACGGAATGCCACCCAGCTTTTCCTCGATTGCGCGCTTGATGGCCATGCACTTGGCGCGGACCTTGGTGGCGTCCTTGTTCAGCTCCATGCCGATGACGATCTGGCTGACACCGAATTCCTCGTAGAAGTCGATGATCACGGAGCCATCGGCATCGAGCAGCTTGCCCTGCAGCGCGCCCATGCGGTGGTACTCGATGGTGAAGTCCAGGTCGCGCTTGTGCACCGCCTGCAGCGCATTGACCACGGCGGCAACGTTGTTGCCTTCCGGGTCGGTCGGGTCATAAACGCCCAGCAGCTGGTCAGCCATGACCGTCGAGTTCTGCGGCAGGTGGGTGGTTTCCAGCAGCTTCACCTTGCCACGCTCCAGCCCCTTGGGCTGGCCGGGCGCACCGCGCGGAACGTTCGGGACCAGCACCAGCTTGGTGCCCTTGATACCCACCTTGACGATGGTGGTGCCGACCAGGCCATCTTCCTGGAACAGGCGCATGTCTGCCAGCCGCGTGGAGATGCGCGGCAGGTTGTTGATGTAGGCGTTCAGGGCGTCGAAGCTCAGCACGCCCAGAGCCAGAAGGGTCTGCAGATCCATGGTGATTTCTCTCTTGGAATGGGATACGAAAAGGCCCCGCGAAAGCGGGGCCAGGGGTCAGCGGGTGAAGAGGGAGCTGCTCGGCGGTCAACCGCCGGCAGCGGCTGCGATGGTGATGGTGTCGCTGATGGCTTCGCCCAGGTCGGTGGCCGTCGCCTTGAGGGTGTAGTCGCCCGCGGTGCTCAGAGTCGCGGCATCCCAAGTGATGACGCCTCCCACGGCTGCCTTTGCACCGCCGCCGGCCAGGTTTCCGGTGCCGCTGGCCTTGGCCAGAGTGGCGCTGACGGTGCTGCCGGTGACCAGGGCACCAAAGACGTCCTTGACGTGTACCACGATCGGGCCCAGCGCAACCCCGGCGGTGCCGGTCAGCGGTTCGGACACGAACACCAGGTGATCGGCTGCGTTCGACGCGATCGGCTGCTGGGTCCAGCGGGTGATGATTCCCGACTCGGCCAGGCTCAGCGCGGCCAGCAACTTCTGATCGTCGGTAACGCCGTCAGCCCAGACCAGCTTTTCGCCAAAGACCTCTGCATCGCGTGCGATCGCTGCGCCCTTCACCGGCAGCTCGCCAGCGTTCGCACCGGTATCCACCGGGCCGTAGAGCACCTTCACCGCATCGGCACCGTTGGCGGCCACGGTATTGTCGGCCTTGAGCAGGGTGCCGGCGGCCAGCATGCCCTGCCCGGCCGGCAGACGGATCAGTTCGCGGCTGCGCTCGCCGCCTGCTTCGGACAGCAGGAATTCGCCGGTACGGGTGCCGGCCAGAGAGATTTCCATCGTCAGTTACCTCGGTTCTTGTAGATGTTGTTGGGGTTCAGCTGCGCCTTCATTTCGGCGGCTCGTTGATCGGCCATGGAGGCCGGGTGTGCGGTGACGACCTGAGTACTCCGGCCCTCTTCCGCCTTCATCGACAACAGCTGTGCACGCACCGTGTCGAGGTCGGTGTTCTTCTCGATGAAGCTGGCCGCGATCGTGTCATCGCCACGCAGTGCGGCCGCGCATGCATCCTGGACTGCGGTCGCGTACTCGATCGCGCTTGCCGCCTGCTCACCCTGCGGCATCGGGCGACGCAGCAATGCCACAGCGAGCGCCGGCGGTAGATCGCTGGAAGCGACCGCGACAGCCAGCGCGGCTGCCGGGTTCTCCGAGACGGCTGCCGGCGGCGCGAGTGCGGCCTCGGGTACCAACGGCGTTGCCGCTGCCTCCGGCTCGTCGTCCGGATCCGGGCCGCCCGGCGCGGGAGGCGGTGCCGCTTCGGCCGCGCCGAGGTGCGCGATCAGGTCGTGCCAGGTGCCGAGCCGGGTAGCAAAACCCACCGCCACAGCGGCCTGGCCGCGGTAGCAGGCCGCCTCGGTGGCGCGCACCGCTTCGGCTTGCATGTCGAGGTTGCGCGCCACGGTATCGACGAACAGCGTGTACATGTCCTCCAGATCCGCCATTGCCTCTGCGTGCGCTTCCTCGCTGAGGGGGAAGTTGGGGTTGAAGTCGACCTTGCGGGCACCTGCGAAAAGCGGGGTGACCTTCAGGCCGATCTGTGCGTTGTTGCCACTCCAGTCATGGTGGAAGCGGACCACGCCTACCGACCCGACACCGCCGGTGCGGCTGATCCAGATCTCGTCGCAGGCAGAAGCGAGGGCGAAGCCGGCGGAGTACGCATGGTCATCGACCAGCGCGTACACCGGCTTCCGGCCACGCGACTCGAAGATGTGGTCGACCAGGTCAAAGCAGCCAGACGCCATGCCGCCCGGCGTATCCAGTCGCAGGATGATGGAGGTCACCGCATCGTCGTTGAGCAGTTCATCGAAGGTGTCGCGCACCGCGGCATAGCTCACCGGACCTGGGCCGCTGGCGCCAGGCATCGGCCGGTTGACCATTGCACCGGACAGGTTGATCACACCGATCAGTTTCTGGGCGACGCCCACCGGCTGCCCGTCGGCGCCGGACACTTCGAAGCGATCGGCCTTCAGCACGCTGTCGTCGCTGGTGACCTTCCCTTCCAGATAGCCGCCCACCAGTGCCTCGCCGATGGTCGGCTGCACCAGCAACGGCTGATTGAGGACCGCGGCCGCGAGCGAGGCCACCACAGGCGCACGGCTGCCACGACCCAGCATTCGGGCCAAGAGGCCAGGCTTACTCGTCATCGTCATTCCCTTCATCGTTGTTGGCGCCAGGGGCGCCGGGTTTGTCGTCCTGCCGGGCACCGGAGGCGTTCGTACGCCTCGGGTCGCTGTCGTAGCGAAGCCCGGCCGCGTCTGCGCGCTCGTTGTCCAGCGCCTGCTCAGCGTCGACCTGTTCGGGATCCTCGCCAGCGCCCAGCACCACCTTGCTGCGTGATTTGAAGCCCGCCCGCACAGCCTTGAGTTCGGACGTCACGTCCTGCACCGGGTGGCTCCACGGCCAACCCTCGGGCACCCACAGGGTGTCGGTCACGTCGTCGCGAAGGGCCGCATACCGTGGCACCTTCAACAGACCAGCCAGCACCGCCTGATCAATGAAGGCGTCGCGAACCTTCTGGCAGAACATGGGGATCATGTAGAGCCACTGGTCCTGCTCGATGACACGGCGGAACTCGTTGAGGATCAGGCGCAGCGCGCGGTCGGAGACGTTGCGCAGGTCGCCGGTGAGCACCTCGTAGGGCACGTCCTGGCTGGCGCAGATCGCCAGCAGGTGACCACGCAGGAACTCCGCATAGTCAGAGCCGGCACTGGGCGGATTGGCGAAGTCGATTTTCCGACCCGGTGGCAGCTCCTGCAGCGTGCCGGGTTCCAGGCCACCGATGGCCGCCCCATCGGCGTCCTCACCGGTGATCAGATCTCCGACGGCATCGCCCTCGTCGCCATCAACGCTGGCATCTGATGTGATGAAGCCTGCGAACAGGTTGGCCAGCGCCTGCCGTTCCAGCACAGCGTCATCGAGGCGGTCCAGGTTGAACATGCGCAGCAGAGCCGGAGCGGAGCGTGGTACGCCCCGCATCGCACCGGCGCGGCTCGGCCGGAAGAGGTGCAGCACCTGCTCCGCTGGCACACGCACCAAATCGTTGCCGTTGACGGTCTGCTGCAGATCCCCGGGATGTTCCCGGTACATCCAGTAGGCCACACGGCGCCCGATGCGATCGACCTCAATGCCTTGTCGAATCGCGTTTCCGTTGCTGGCCACGCCGTTGTAGTGCTGCGGGCACTGCTCCGATTCGATCAGCTGCACCTGCAGCGGCACCGGCAAGCCGTCCTCGGGCCGCCGGTAGCGGAGCCGGGCGAACACCTCTCCGGCTTCGTTCCACTCGCGCCAGGACAGCGCCTGCAGGCCCTCCCAGCCCAGCACGCCGTCTGCATCAGCGTACTTGCCCCAGCGGGTCCACAGCTTGGTGAGCTTCTTCTTGTGCTCCTTCGACCCCCAAACTGGCTTTGCCTGGATGCCCGTGGCGATGCCGTTGGATACGCTCTTGTTGAGCGCACTGACCATCCACGGGTCATTGCGGGCCAGATGCCGTGCCCGGGCCAGCAATGTGGACAGGCCCGTCAATGCGGCATTGGGCCCGAGCGAGGTCGGCCGGAAAGTGCGCAGGCGTCGGCCATTGCCGGCGGCGCGGTATGGGCCTTCGGCGATATCAGACATTTCCGGTCCCCGACTGGTAGAGGCGCACGATGCGGCGACGCCGTGGCGCGCCTGATGCTTGGCCAATCTCGTCCCGCATCTGCTTCAGCAGCCGCCGCATCGAGTCCAGGCTTTGGTAGGTCACAGTTCGGTCGGCGTAGCGGACGCTCAGGACGCCCGCCGAGATAGCTGCCTCCAGCTTCGCGACCTGTTCTTTGGTAAATGCCATATCAGCGTCCCAGGTACTTGCTTCGGATGACGCGGCGGGTTCGAGTGCGCGGCGTTGGCGCCGGCGCGACGTCGTCTGCCCTCACGTCTGGGTTGTCGTCCCACGGCGCGGCCCATGCCGGCGGCGCGGTCCAGTTGATGGCCGGAACCTTCAGCCACAGCGCCATGCCCTCGGCATAGCCGCACAGGTCGAAGGCTTCGTTGCGGCGCTTGGCCAAGTTCTCCCAGCCTCGGGCCGTCCTCGATTCGGCCGTCAGCTCCGCGTAGAACGCCTCGGGCAGCCAGTCGGGAAAGTGGTAGTAGCCCGGCCCGGGCTCGGCCCGCTTGATGTTGGCGTCCACCGTGTCCTTCAGTCGGTCCACGTTGAGCAGCAGCTGCGGCACATCGCCCTTCGACCCTGATTTGCGGTCCCGGCGCTTGCTGCTGTCCGGAAAGGTCTCCCGGAACAGCCCACCCTCGCGGCGCGCGTCGCCCTTGATCAGCCTGACCCTGGCGTGCAGCTTCCTGGCCTTGAGCGAACGCCAGAACTCCAGCGCGCGCACCGAGGTGCCCGACTTGCCGCCCCAGTCGATACCCACCGCATGCACCGGCATGCTGCGGCCGGTGGCATCGTCCAGCGGGTAGCGCCGGCTGATGACCTTTTCGACCAGGCGTTCCCAGTCCTCCAGGTACTTCGGAGGGTCCAGTGGCAGGAAGCCGCCCGATCCGTCCTCCCGCTTGGAGGTGCGCAGGGTGAAGGAATCAACCACCCAGCGCTCCAGTTGCCCGGATTCCCCGATGCCGAAGCCCAGCACCAGCACGACGAACCGGTTGGCCTGGACGTCGACCTCACCGAGCAGGAAACGCACGCCCGCCGGCACAGCACCCGCAGGCCAGACCTCGGCCCGCTCCTGCATCTCGTTCGGATCACTGGCAGAGCGCGCTGCCATCGGCACGTAGTTGATCGCGCCGTCGACGTTGTGCGTGGTCTTCAGCGGGCGCTCTTCACCGGTGGTGGCGAACGTCCGCAGCGCCTGGAAGTAGCGCTCGATCAGCGATTCCCAGGACTGGTAGGCGGCTGCAACACCACCCAGCCAGTAGCTGGCGATGCGCGCTTCCGGCCTTTCACCGGTGACCGTTCCGTCGGCGTGCACGACCTGGCCCTCCGCAGCCCACACGCCGCTGCGGTTCATCCCGTCCTTCCACCGGTGCTGCAGGCCCACACCGCAGTGCGGACAGTGCAGCAGCGAGTAGTGCCGCGCCATCTTCTGCACGTCGTCCAGCACGACCCGTTCGAGCAGTTCCTCCATCGGCGGTAACGCGAAGCCGTCATAGCCTGGCGCTGCCTGAAACCGCTCGCCGCATTCCGGGCATGGCCAGTACCAGCGTCGGCGGTCGCCGCGCGCGTACAGCGCCGCGATGCCGGCCGCCGGCGGGCCTTGGTGTGGGTGCAGAGGCTTCCACGCACCGTCGGCGTAGTCGGTTGCCGGGCTCGATTCGGCCACCACCATGCCGGCGGACATGTAGGTCTGCGTGCGCTTCAGGCCAAGGCCGAAGCACTCGTCGATAGTCAGGTCGCCGGTATAGTTGTCCACGTCCGTCATCAGGACGTCGTGGATGTCCTTGCCCGACAGCACCGACACCGACGGCCAGCCCATGCGCAACGACATTCCCGACCGGAAGAACTTCAGCAGGATGTTGTCGTCGTGAGCCCGCGGGCTCAGCCTGGAGCGCAGCTCCGGGCTGGCGGCGATGCTGCGGGCGATACGGGTCTTGCTGTAGTCCTCGGCCGCATCCTTGGACATCTGCACGACCATGGCGTCGGCCGGGTTGCAGGTGATCAGGTAGGCCAAGCGCGCATCGATCAGCGAGATGGTCTTGCCAGACCGCGCCGGCCCTACGAACACCACCGCCTCGTAGTGGCGGCTACCGGTCGTGTCCAGCGGCTCGACCATGTAGGGCGTCGTGTCCGGATCCCAAGATCCGGCGGCGCCGGCTGCATTGGCCACCTGCAGCACGCGCGCTCCCTCGCTCACCCTGATGCGGCGCGGTGGCCGGATCATCTCGGCAACGCCTTGCCGCACGCTACGCGCTGTCGCGTACGTCGTCATCGGTGATGCCCTCGTACATGGATTGCCGGACGCGATCGCACTCGTCCTGCACCTTGACCACCTGCTCCGGCGTGAGCCCGGCCTTGCGCTCGAGCACGTCAGGCAGCGTGTCGAAGAACTGCACGACCTTCTTCACCAGCTCGGCGTAGTCGGCCTCGACCTCTGCGGCCGGCACCAGCTGCCCGATGGTCGACTCGACCTTCAGCCGCTCGTTCTCCGATTGGTAGTAGGCGCGGCGCTCCATCGGCGGCAGGTCGCGTGGATCGACCACGCCCTCCACGCCGAACGCCGCGGCACCCGGATTCACCAGCGCCGGTGCTGCATCGGCCAGACGATAGACGTCGTGCCCAGCGCGCTTGGTCAGCGGCGGGACGCCGGCCTCCTTCAGCCGCTTACTGGCCGTTCGGCGGTCCATTCCGAACTCATCCGCCAGCCTGGCCACGGACCAGCCCTTGGTGAATTCGTGGATGTCGGCCATGTGCTACCCGATGCGCAACCTATTCAGCTATGAAAATTGGGTTTCTCCCGGGAAAACCCGCCAAAACCGTGCCCTGTGGTGGAGCACCATAGAGGCCGAAAAACTGTCTTTGACCGGGGTCCGAATTCCCCCCGGTGGCTGTGGATAACCCCAGGGGCCCACGAGCCGTGGAACATTTCGCGTGAAACGCACTTAGTTCGCGATATCGGTGGTCGGCGCAGGCTTGCCCTGCACCTGGTCGACGACATCGAGCTGCGCCTCGTACTGAAGGAGGCATCGCTTCCTTCCGTTGCTCACGTCGAACACCTCCGATGGCTTCCCGTCGCGCACCCAGCGACGGCGCTTAGTCAGCGCGGCATCGATGGGAACGTAGGTGGCCACCGGCACTTTGATCACGGCTGGCGCGAGTGCGTTGGGCTTGATGGGTGCGGCACGACAGGCGGCCAGCAGCATGGCGAAGGCAAACACGATGGCGCGCATTTCAGTACCCCTTCAATGCTGGGCAGGCGGAATCGAGCAGCTCCAACGCTGCCTTGCAGGTGTCGGGCCTCTGCTCGTACCGACCGCGCCAGGTAGATGCCTCCTTCTCGGAGGCTTCGATCTTGCCGGCCAGGCTCTGGAGTGCAGCCGCACTCTCAGCCTTCAAGGCTTCCAGTTTCTCTGCCTCTGCCCGGAGTGCGATTGCCACCTCGGCCAGCCGCTGATCACGAGTGTCCACGTCTGCCTGCAACCGGGCTGCATCGGCTTTCCAATCGGCCTGGACCTTGATGACCTGGGCGTTCAGATCGCGGATCTTCTGCTCTTTCTCCCAAGCCGTCAGGCCGGAGACCAAGCACCCAAAGGCCAGCACAGCACACACCAGCTTGACCTTGCTCCCAGGTTTGCCCAGCCAGCGCAGCGCGTCTGCAGCGGCACCAACGACCAGCGCCCACAGCGCGGTCAAGAATCGAAACAGCACGCTCATGGCTTCTCGCCTCCGATGGCGCCGGTGGCTCTCTCCACCATGCGCACGTAGCCGGGCAGCAGCCGGCGGATCAGGACGCCGGACAGACCGGCCAGCGGCAGCTGTGGGGCGCCAGCGAGTGCCGGCCAGATGGATGCCGCAACTGCGATGACCCATGCGGCCACGATGGCGTAGGCAACCACTGCCACTGCCAGCGCGGCCCATCGCGCAGCCGTCTGCAGGAATCGGTGGCCACGCCTGCGGTTGGAATCAGCGGCCACACGCTCTGCGTCCTTCTCCGGCAGCAACAGAACGCCGATCAGTGCGCCAGCCATTGCCACCAGCAGCACGGACTGCGGCACGCCCAGGATGATTCGCTCGGCCTCGCGCAACGCGTCAGCCGTCGCCGGCGCCACCACCGCAGCGGTGAACGTCCCAACGAAGGTTTTCAGGGTACCCATCGGCTCGGTCACGGCGCCACTGCCCCGCCAGCCTTGCGGTAGGCAGCCATCAGCTTCTCCAGAGCGTGCTCCGGCTGGCCGTAGCCAGCACCCGGCAGGCTTGCCCAGATGTTGCGCACGGCCTTGATGGCGTCGGTGATGCGGCCTGCCTGGATCAACGGAAGAGCGCGTCGTTCGCGGATCAGCTGTATGGCCCAAAGATCCTGCGAGAGCGGCCCGAAGTCCGGCAGCTTCAGCAGCGCGCGGTAGTGGGCATAGTCCTTCAGCATGAACTGGTAGCGACCAGATGCGTTGGAGGTCAGGCCCTTGCTGTTGATGGCCTTCGACTTCCGCCCGCGGGAGAACGGGTGCACCGAATAGTCGGTGAAGACCTCCGGCACACGGTCGGCACCGGTCACGATCACGTCGTATCCCTGGTTCTTCGTCGCCGGGCTGGTGCTGGTGCCCTCCGACCAGGCCAGCATGTCCAGGAAGGCGACGACGTTGGTGCCGCCGGCCTGTTGAGCGGTGATTTTGGCCATCAGGTGTTCCTGCAGAAAGGTGCCCGCCCCGCTGCCGGCTAGGCGCGAGAGTTGATCCGGTCGGGGAACGGGCATAGAGAACGCCGGGCCTTGGCCCAGCTACGTGGTGTAGATCAGCTCGGTGCGTGCCACCCCGGCACCGCCTCCGACCGTGTATCGAATCGGGACGCTGACCCGCTGGAACTGATCGAACAGCGCGCGCATCTGCGGATGATCGTTGATGGTGAGGATCGCCCTACCCTTCAACGCCCCCATCGCGGCGGCCAGCTGCTCGTACTCTTCCAGCGGGAAGGCCTGGCCATACCCGACGGTCTGCCAATACGGCGGGTCCAAGAAGAACAGCGTCTCGGGCCGGTCGTACTTTTCAATGCACCGCTGCCAGGGCAACTGCTCGATCACCACGCCATGCAGCCGCATGTGGGCATCGCTCAGATCCTGTTCCAGCCGGAGCAGGTTGATGCGCTTCGCACCAGTCGGGCCCACCCCAAGCGTTTGGCCGTCCACCTTCCCGCCAAAGCTGAGCTTCTGCAGGTAGTAGAACCTGGCCGCGCGCTGGATATCGGTCAGCGCGTCGACGTGCTGCAGCTGTGCCCACCGGTACATCTCACGACTGGTCAGGGACCAGCGGAAGTGTCGAACGAACTCGTCCAGGTGGTTGGCCACAACGCGGTACAGCCGGACCAGCTCGCCGTGTGTGTCGTTGAGCACCTCGATCTTCGCCGGCGAGCGTTCGAACAGCATCGCGGCACTACCGGCGAAGGCTTCAACGTAGCAGGTGTGATCCCGCTGGTTGATCAGAGGCAGCAGGTGTTTCACCAGGCGCGTTTTACCGCCCGGCCAAGGGAATAGGGTCTTTGTGTTCAAGTCTCAGCTGTTGCGACATTCGTTAAGCAAACTGCACGCGCTCTCCGGAGAGCGGCAGGGCTTAGGCCAATGGCACGCGGCTGAAGCGCGTGTACTGCGGCGGCGCCCCGGTGCTGGCAGGCATCGGGGCGTCGCTCTGTTTGATGATTGGGCTTCGCACCCCAGAAACGACGAACCGCAGGTCACTGGACCTCCCGAGTCCAGGCCTGCGGCCGTTGAGTGCGGGTTGGTTGGAACCTCGCCCACGGTAGCTACTGTGGCCTAAGTCTGGTTCCCGATGCAACTGCGGTAAGGTTCCTTACCGCAGTCGGGCGAATGCGGTAAGGTTCGCGGCGACTGCGGTAATGTTCATTAACGTTTACGGGTGTGGGTGCGCGGCTTGAGTGAATCCCGAGTAGCACAGCTCACTCGCGCCTGACGAAGTTCGCACCCTCAAGCCATCCTTTGTTAGGACCTTCGATTCGATCGTCGAAGCCCCCTATCTCTCGCTCGATGAAGTCAAACCACTTCCGCCCGAGGTCATCAACGAAATCAACCAAATTATCTGATGCTCGTTCCTGATAGCCTGGAATCCAAATTAATCGCGCGAAATCATCATCAGGAACATCGATGTACTCGTTAACAGTGATAAGCACTATTCCCGTTATCGACGAATAGTCATGAAGAAGGATCTTTGTAACGAGCGCCATCAAAAATTGCGGAGCAACACTGCGCAAACCGTCGATCACAAGCAGCAAGATACCTTCACCTGATTGATGCCGAAGATTCTCATGCGTATCCCTAATCTGACGATTGGCTTTTTCCAGGATACGTTTGATTGGTTTGCGTAAGAGCTGAAGGAAGTCTCGCCGAACATCCCTGGGCAGCTGTAGGTCGCCAGCCAAATGCCGCGCCGTGACTCGACCATCATTCGCGCATTTGAGCCACAAATCGTTGATCTTTTGCTGGTAGTCCTCTAGCAGTGGCCAATCAGTAGTTAGCTCTTTAAGTTCCAGAACGAACTGCTTTTCTGTGAAAACATAGTCTGCATTAGCGAATGCAGGTGTCTGACCCACAATTGAGCCGACACGAGCCCCTCCTACCAACTCAATGAACCTATCAAAGGTGGCTTCAACTGGCAGGGGATCGTGAGGGTTATCTAATATACGCATGGGTTCGATGATCATCCGTTGAATTTGACACCATCTTGACCGCGCATCACGGGCGGATGGCAAGACGACTTTCCCTGCTAGACAGCTGCAATCGTATGCCGGCCAAGGGCGACCATCAAGCCGTTGGCGCGCTGTTTTACGAGTGGGACGCGGCAGCACTTGAGCAGCGAATTCTGGCTGCCTTGCTCACCAGACGGGTGAGTTAAATACCCTTCCGCTGAACTCCTTCCGACCATCCTCCAGCGCTTGGCGCAGCGTTGCGACAGCGATCCCGTACACGCGTAGGTAGTCACCCTTGCGCATCTTGGCCGCCTTGGCAGCATCCTGTGCGGCGATCTTCCCTTCGGGCCACACCAAGTCATTCACCGCGTCCTGCAGCACCAGCCTCATGCGCCAGCGGTCAGCCGGGTCATCCATTCGCAGCGCTGGCTTTGTGCCATTGCGTCGCTGCCACTGAATTTGCCGCATCACCCGCCTAGCCAGGGAGCGCCCCAGCGACGACAGGGACACGCCCTGCCCACGCAGAGCCACCGCCAGCACGGCCTGCTTGGCCACCGAATCGCGCATCATGCCGACGGCACCGGCGATGTCGGCAGACGTCAGCGGCGGCATGGTTGACCGGCCGTCCGATGGCTCGCGGAAGCTCCCGCCTACCAGCATCCGGGCGATCAGCTCGAGCGGATCTCGCTCCAGGGTCGGCTCTGGCACCGGCACTCGGCCATGCACCACCCTGACCGCCGTCGGCGCCGGCATGTAGATCGGCCGGTGTGTCCACGCCCTGCGGGCGCCCTCTTCCGCATCAGCGCCAACATGCAGTTCTCCACACGCGCTGCAGCGCGCGCAGACCACCTGCGCGGTGCGGCGGCTGCCTGCGCTGCCCCGCGCGCGCATGCGCACGTCGTCGCTACCGCAGTTGCCGCACGGCGTCAGGTTCACCGCGGGCGCGGCCACTGCCGACATCAGGCCACCTCACAGTTGCTGACCCAGCGGGACCGGCCGTCCTGCCAGACCTCCCACAAGCTGCCGTCGACTTGGCACCTGATGGGGCCCTCATTTCCTTCCAGGTACAGGTGGTGGGTTGCCTCGTCCAGGCTGAGGAATTTGGGAATCATCGGGAGGGCTCCATGGTTGTAACGTTGGTTGTTTCCAGGGCCACGCCCTGCTGTTGAAGGAACTGCTGGGCCAGCGCGCGCAGCTGGTTCTCGCCTACGTCCAGGGGTTCCACCAGGTGTTCCCCGGGGCTGCGAACGCCCTCGATCTGCTCGCGCTTCACTCCGAGCACGTCCGACACGATCGGGTCGCTGCCGCTGTCGGAGAGCAGGAAGTACGCCATGACCGGCTCTGTCTGGCCGTCGCGGTGCACGCGGCCGATGCACTGCTCGTGGACGCCGGGCGACCAGTCCAGCTCGCCGAACACTACGGTGCTGGACACATGCTGCAGCCCGTCGATGCCAGCACCAGAGCGGAGGCTGATCAGCATCACCTGGCTGTCCCCGGCGATGAATGCGTCCTTCGCCGCCTGCTTCTGGGTCGGCGACTCGCTGCCGGTATACATGACGGGGTTGTACGCAGCCAGCTTCTCCTGCCAGATGCTGTAGACCTCTCGGTGCCACCCGAACAGCAACACCTTCTGGCCGCTCTCCAGCAGCAGCCTGACGAACTCGGCCACGTAGGGAGCCTTGGCCACGCCGGTCGCCTGCCGCAGCAGCCGGTCGAACTCGCCGGCGGCCTGCATCTTCTCGCCGCGGTACTGCTCGTTGGCCCGGAGGATGATCCGCGCCAGCGCGGCAGCATCACCGGTGATGGCGTCCAGCGCCTTGGCGTCGGCCTCCACCTCGTGCGGGATCTTCGACAGTGCCGGCAGCTCGCGCCCCACTTCCTTGCGTGTGCGGCGCAGCATGATCCCCTGCCGCCGCAGGTACTGTCCGAACTGCTCGGCGTCCTGCAGCTTAGCCTTCTCCCCGGGCGCGGAGATGCACCATTCCCGCAGGAACTCGTCATAGGTGCCCAGGCAGCCCGGCAGCAGCGGGTCGACCACGTGGAAGAACTCGCACCCGTAGTTGTAGATAGGGGTGGCGGTCAGGCCCATGCGCAGCCGCGCACGGCTGGCCAGGTGGCGGCAGGCGCTGTGGATGCTGCTGTCCGGACTGCGCAGCTGCTGGCATTCCTCGAACACCACGTACTGCGCAATCTCCCCCAGCGTCTCAGCCCAGCCCCGGAGCTTGTGGTAGCTGACCAGGATCACGTCCGGCAGCGTGTCCCACAGATCCTTGATCCGCTGCTTCGGCTGGCGCACCAGCGGGTACGGCGCGCCCTTCCTGATGTGATGCACGCGCAGCTGCGGCGCGAACTCGGCCAGCTTCTCCGGCCAGTGGTTCGGCAGCGCCGCCGGGTACACCACCACCGCCGGCAGGTTGCCCGGCGCGGCCATGGGGCAGATGCCTGTGACCGTCTTGCCCAGGCCAAGATCATCGGCCAGCAGCAGCCCGCCGCGGATGGACAGCTGCGCCCCCGCCACCCTCTGGTACTCCCGCGGCGGCTTGGCCAAGGTGAACTCTGGAATCTGAACGCGGCCGGCCAACAATTCGCCCAGGCTGCGCTCCATGTCCACGTGCTCGTCCGCCAGCTGCTGCAGCGCGCGCTGCGTGTCGGCATCCATCGCCAGCGGATAGCGCTGGGTGAACCACTGCAGCTCCCGGCTGTTCTCTGGCGTGGCCGACAGATTGATGTGCTCTGCGGCGTGCTGGCGCACCCGGGGAAATACGCGCTTCATGCGCGCGCGCACCTGTGGCTCGCAGATCACCCGCCAGGTACTGCCGGCGGCGCTGTACAGAAGGGTTCCATAGGTCGTCTGCATTACAGTGCCTGCCTCTTCAGGCGAATGATGTTGAAGGGTTTCCCCTGCCAAGCCGGCCGGGCCACGAGCGGGCGTTCCCCCCAGCGCTCGGTAGTGGCGAGCAGCACACCGCGCACCTGCGGCAGGCCGATGTAGCGCCCAACCTGCCGCAGGGCGTCGGCGAGCGAGCCTGCTACCTTCACCTCGATCACCAGGCCGTCGAGCCAGAAGTCCGCGCGGTTGCTGGCATCGAGCCGGTACTCGCGAACGTGGGCATGGCCGGCCTGGTCAAGGACGGTCGATAGAGCCTGGTGCAGCTGCACCTCAGAGCCGTAGCGATACCCGAAGCCGGCCAGCAGCCGACCAATACCCTTCAGCTGCAGCTGCTCTTCCATGGCGGTGCCCGGCTTTACCGGTGCAACCTCCCGGCGCATGACGACTTCCACGGCCATCAGCTCACCTCCGGCCGCTGCGCGGCCTCAATTGCTTGGCGCATGTCTCGGCGCGTCGCTTGGGCCAGACAGGCAAGGCGAGCCGCGCGGGTGAAGGCCTCGGCCAAAATCTGTTGGGCCTCGTCCTTCAGGTTCCACACGACAAGGCATTCCGGATCATTGCTGCTCACGTCTCGATCCATTGCCGCAATTTCGGCCAGGGCATTCACTGCTCGGTCCGCAAGGCTCGGATGGTCAGCCATGCATCACCTCCGCAGCCAGCTGCAAACCGGTGGCCGCGTCGGCCTGAGCCCAGGTCATCTGCCCCCGGTCGATGCTCTCGGCCAGCCGCGACAGACCCTTCGCGGTCACCAGCACCTGCTCGTGTACGCGCTCCTGCTCACCGTCGGTGCGCTGGATGCAGGCTTTGTGCACCAGCACGCCCTGCTGCAGGCGGTTCTGGTACGCCAGCCAGTTCTTGCTGCCCGCGCGGCGGTAGATCCAGCCGTGCTCGGACAGCCAGGCGAACAGCTGTCGCGGCTGGACCTGCAGCATCTTGGCGGCGATGCTGATGTTGAAGGCACCGTCAGCCTGGGTCAGCCGCAGCAGCGCGCGGACCTGCGGCTCCTGGTACTGCACGCGCGCCTCAAGGATCTCGGCCTTCTCGCTGTAAGACAGCAGCAGCGCGCGCAACGTCGCCGGATCGGTCAGCGCCTGCATTGGGTCAGGTGCAGGCACCCCTGCCGCCAACGCGTCATAGGCGCGGATCACCTGCAGGCTGAAGCTGGGGCTGATCCACATGGCGTATGCATAGACCAGCTCGCGCACCACGTAGCTGCCGCCGTAGCGGCCGGCGACCGAGTGCACCGGGTAAATCCGGGAATCACCGGAGTTGACCAGCTCGGCCACCAGTTCCTCGGTCTGCTTCAGGCGCTGCCAGTCGCTTGGCTGGTGGCGCTTCGCACCACCGGATGCCTGGTGCAGGTCGTTCAGGCAGAACCTGCCCACGTCGTCGCGGCGCACAGTGCCCCCGCCAATCATCATTGCGTTCAAGAGAACACCTCCGTTTTCCAGCCGCCGCCTGGGGCGCGCTGGACTGCCAGGAATCGAAACGGGTACATCTCGGCCGCCACCTTCACCTTCACGCGGGCGTCTTCCTCCCAGAAGCCCTTCACCTCGTGGGCCTCCAGGTCACCAGCGGCCGTCATCACGAAGAAGTCGATGGTGAGGTGGGTCTTTTCGGCCAACTTCAGCTTCACGGACTCGAACCGGAACCATGCGATCTCGCCGGCGGCCAGCTGCAGCGCCAGATGCGCGGCATAGGCTTCTTCGGTCTTGTTCATCTCCCCGGGCACGTGCCGCGGCCTACCGCGTGCCACCTTGCCTGCGGCGTTTCCGCTGCCAGAGGGCTGAACAGTGGACGGCGGACGGTAGGCGCGCGGCGCGGCCGGTGCAGGCCCGGCTGCTGGCGCACCGGCCTGCACGAGACGGCGCATGCCTTCCGGCATGTCCTGCACGGTTGCGTACCGCAGGGAACGGCTGGATGTCTTCTTCGGCGGCATCAGGCAGATGCCTCCATAGCGCTCCACACGCGCATTGCTCGCTGCCGGAATGCGTCGAACTCCTGCCGGGCGCGTTGCTGCGCGGCCTGGTGCTCGCGGTCCATCTGCTCGAGCATGCAGTCGAATTCGACGTTAAGCAGCGCCATCAGCTGTTCCATGGACAACCCGCCGCGCGTGCGCTGCCCCGATGCAGGCGCGAGCATTGGCATGGACAGCTGCTGCTGACCCGAGGGCGGCGCCGGCGCGCGCTCCACGCGGCCAGCCTCAGTCGCAGCCCACGTCGCCACCGGCCGCCCATCGCGGCCGCTGTCGCGGTTCTCGCACCTGCGCACCAGGCCATCACCGTCCAGCTCTCGCAAAAGGCCGGCCACGGCGGCCGTGCTCAGCAGCATCACCTCGCGCGGCGCGCCTGACTCGAGCGCGGCGTTGCCCATCAGCTCCAAGGCCTCCGCTGCAGTGCTCTCGCCGTGGATGCCCAAGCAGAACAGCAGCAGCTGCCGCTGGTAGGCGCGGATTTCAGCCGGCTCCATGCGTGCCTCCGAAACCCAGATCCGCCGCGGCCTGCGCCATGGCGCTGCGGGCGGCGTCACGGTTGCGCACCACGTGCAGTTCTGGCTTGGGTGCAGGCAATGCAGCCATCGCCTCGGGCACGGCGCCGCCGTCCATGACGTGCTTCACCGCCCTGTCGTAGGCGTTGGCCAACATGCGCTGCTGCTGCGCGCCGCTCTCGGCCGTGGCGTAGGCGTGCAAGTCCAGATTCGACCGCACCAGCACGGTGAACCCGCTATGTGCTTGGCCGGGACGCATCTGGCCGTCGACCTCGGCCAACGACGGCACGCCCAGGCACATGGCCCGGAACTGCCCGGGGTTCGGCGGCCACTGCAGCGCACTGCGCAGGCAGTTGCCCATACCGTCGGCCACCTGTCGCGGGGTGATGCCAACCAGCACCTGGAACCACAATTCACCGGCGGTGGTCAGGCTGCCCGCGTTGTTCACTGGGGCTGAGCCGTTCTCACGCACCCACTTCCCGGGAAACATGCCGGCCATCCGTTCCCACACCGTCCACAGCATGCTCACCGCGCGCTGGTCGGGCTCAGTGGTGGACGGGTTCGAACTCGACGTCGATGACATCGCCGCCCGTTCCGCCAAAGCCGCCAACTCCCGCACGCTGCTCGAATTGTCGCCGCTGCTCTGTGACCTGATCGGCAGAACCTGGCTGATGGCTTGCATTGGTGCCTCCGGTGGTATTGGGGATTGCGGGCATTGCGCCTGCCGCATGGCGGTTGCGGGCGGTCTTGATTGCCCAAGGGAACGGGTTCGTGACCGGTGGCGATCGCGCCAGCCCTTCAGCGACCGTGTGACCCAGCGTCTCCGGCGTCACACCCTCCTTCAGGGCGGCCAGCAGGTCGGGGTGGCTCGGGTTGGTGGAATGGCAACCGGCCTTGCGCATCAGCAAGCACGCACGCCCCGCGTCGGTCACGCCTCCCAGAGAACCTTGAGTGAGATGTGATGTATCTGGAGTAGTAATGGGGTCTGGGGTCTGGGTACCCGTGTTCACACCTGTGTTCACACCACCTGTCACACGTGACTCTGCGTGACATGTCACGCGTGACAACTGGTCTAGCGTCACGCGCTCGTCGCCCGTGACATGTGTGACATGGAGCGCCTTCAGCTGTGCCATCGTGACCATGCCGTCCGGCACGACGCCGACAGCGCGCAGGTCTTCGAACAGCATGGTTCTGCGTGCTCGGGTGCGTGCCTGGCGCTCGGTTTCATTGCTCTTTCGGGCATCGCGGCGGCCTTGGCCCTCCGCAATCCGGCCTTGCGCCTTGGTGATTTGTTCATCGCAGCGCTTGCTGTGCCGCAATCCGTCTTCTGCAACGGGGAAGTAGCGCTCGGCGACCTTCTTGACCGCAGCCTTGTCCGCCGCAGTGATTGCGCCGGCGATGATGTACAGCTCGGCCAGGCTCTCTGGCAGCGCCTGCTCTTCCGAGTAGTACGCCAGCATCAGCTTGAAGTAGACGCCGTGGTCGGTCAGGGACAGTCGGGTCGTGTCCTTGAGGTAGTCGCCCGGGAACATCTCGAAGTAGATCATCAGGGTTCCCCAGCACCGTGCTTACCGCGTGCCGCAGCACCGGGGCTGCCAATCCTGGCCAGCTCATGCTCGTTGGGCGGCAGCGTCTCCAGCCGGTATGTCTCACCCAGGCTGTTGCGCCAGCGGTACGCAGTGGCGCGGCTCACCCCGAAGTGTCGGACAATGGCCTCAACGGTTGGGAAATCGCTGAGCTCGATTGCCCAGCGCATGAACTCCATGACGATCCTGGTGGTGTTGTAGCCGGCAAGGGCGTGCTGCGGCGCGCTGCGCCGCGGCTTCTTTTCAGACATCGCGGCGGCTACCGGAGCTACGGTCGGCTCTCGCTCAACCGGAGCGGTGCGGAGCGCAGGGCCACAGCGCAAACCGAGGGTCGGACTGATGTTCATCCTGTCGCCCCCGCATGACCCGATACGGGAACCTCACGTCCCATCGCGGTGCTCAGCTGCCGCTGGCCGGGAAGCCGCCGCCTGGCGGCCGCCGGATCGTTGAGATCCTGCAGCGCGAGCTGCCAGCGATATGCCGTCGCGCGCGAAAGGCCGAATCGCTTCTGAAGTGCATCAACGCGCACCGGCTGTGGCTGCTCTTTTGCCCAGAGGACTACATCCACCATGGGCAGAAGCGGCACCACACTCTCAGGGATGCGACGGCCGGCACTGTCGTATTCGCTGACCACGGCGATTGCCCAGCTCACCATTGCACCGCCGCTCATCGCTGCGCACCCAGCACCGCTCGCGGCGCCAGATCCTGCAGGTGGCCCGACACGTAGCGCTTGGCCGTCACCAGTTCCGCCTCGAGCTGACCTATCTCGTCCAGCGCGCGGCGCAGCTCAGGTATGTCCTTCGGGCAGATGCGGCCGTCGGCCAGGACGTTGGTGATCGCTTCGAGCGTGTGACCGAACTCCACCGACAGGCGGGCCACAGCCAGCACGCCAGCATGCGGCTCCATCATCGGAATACGGGCACCGAGAAAGCCATAGCGCTGGGCCAGCTCGCGCGAGCAGGCGTCGCGCCAGTGCGGCGGCAGCGCACGAACCCACGACTCTTCCAGGTCAACAGGCATCTTGACTGTGCCATTGCGGATGCGGGCAATGAGCTGGCCGTTGGACTTCAGCGCTTTTTCGGTGCTGTCGGCGTCTACACCGACATGGAAGTGCAGAATGCGCTCGGCTGGAGCTACGTCCGCCATGTACTGCTCGGCGATCGCCTGGGCGAGGCTGCTGTCGGTGTGGCCGCTGTTGCGGATGGCGTCGGTCGTGTGCCGGAACACCACCGCAGAGCGCGGCTCGTGGTACTGAGGATCAGGCTTCATTTACGCACCTCGGGAGGCGATGCAAAGTGGCCGCCATGGACAGGACGACCGAATTTCAGGGATTGGGTGGCTTGGGGATCGCGGCTCAGCGGTCTGGCGGGAACGCGGTCACACCGCGTCGACCGGCACGATCCGGTCAGCGTCCGGGTCGTTTTCCGGAGGTCGCTCAAGCGCTTGGAAGTGGGCTGGCATCAGCACGAAGCGCAGCTTCAGCGCCCAAAGATCGTCGATCTGACCATCGGGCCACTGATAGACAGCCGACGGCGTGATTCCGAGAGCGCGTGCGAGCGCGGCGGCATTGCCGTCGTAAGCGGCAATGGCTTCTTCCTTGGTGATCCGGGGCATGTTCATGCCTCTTATATAAGCACGCTTTCATTGCCAATGCAAGCACGCTTACTTAACGGACTAATAAGCTCGCTAACATGACTACAGCCCTCGCTACCCGCCTGAAGCGCGCACGAACTGAGTGCGGCATTACCGAACCCGCTGATGCCGCGCGTCGTGCTGGCATCACCGCATCAGCTCTGTACCAGCTGGAGGACGGCAAGACGAAGTCGCTCAGCGGCGAGACGGCGGTGAAGCTGGCCCGTGTCTACAAGCCTTTCCGGGTCGAATGGCTGATCACTGGTGAGCTGCCCGAGCGCTGGGACGAGTCTCATGGGTCCTCGATATCAGACGGTGAGACACCCGCTGGCTATGTTCGCCTTCGAGTAATGGAAGGCGAGGCTTCAGGGGGCTTTGGCGCAATGAATCAGGATTACCCGGACGTGGTCCGGGAGCTCGACATCGCGGAGTGGCAGGTTCGCCAACAGCTGGGCTTCGTGCCCGAGGGTGACCGCGTGCGCCTGGTGACCGTGCGCGGAGACTCGATGTATCCCGACATCAAGAATGGCGACGTGGTGTTCGTGGACGTCGCCAAGGACTACTTCGACGGCGATGGCCTGTATCTGATCAATCTGCATGGGCTGACCTACGTCAAACGCCTGCAGCTGCTGCGGGATGGCCTGCACGTCATCAGCACCAACCGGAAGTACCTCAGCGAGGTAGTTCCTCCCCACGAGGCTGATCAGCTGCACGTGGGTGGCAAGATTTTGGGCCTGGCGCTGCTGCGCAGCGCGCAAGAAGTCTGACGTTAGAACGACTTGGTCTGTGCTTTCTGGCGCTGTGCCTCACGCGCCTGCTGCTCAGGGGTATAGACCAAAATCAGACCGGAATCGATGGCCCCGACGATTCCACTAAAATGGACGTAGACGTTTGGCAGATTCCACACTGCCTCAGGGCTTGAGAACTTTGCGCCTACCCCTGAAACAACGTCGCTGGTTCCCTGGGTCGTCGGCTTCCCAAGCTTCTGCTGCAGCTGCTCAAAAAGCTGCTGCGCATGTTGAAACCCATCTGTTTCAACCATCAGTCCTTCGATTCTGCCATCTACAACAACCGCTGTGACGGTACGCGTGCCTGTAGGTCTCTTCTTTGAAACAGGCACAACAGTCAGCGCATCGTTGTTCCGCAGGTTTGGACGCGGGTCTTGGCGCATGTCCGAGGTCGCCCAGCACGCCGTTTCCAGCGATGACAGATCGTAAATTGCCCCGCCATAGAGTTGCTTTACGGGGCACTCACGCACCAGTCGTCCACCGACAAAAATTCCCATGAACTCAAAGCCGGTGTTCGGCCTTTCATCTGATCGGCGGGACGTATTCGCTTTTTCGACAGAGATAGCCTGCCGTTTGACCTCGCTCGGGTCCGGGGTCTGGGCACCAACTGTTCCCACTGCGCCAAGAGCCAGCAACACCAACGATTTCCGCCAATCCATTCCTGTTCCTCATGCTCCTTTGAGCCAGTAGCGTAGAAGCACGCTGAATAAGCGTGCTTGCATTCTCTGTATAAGCGTGCTTTTATGTCTGCGCAGCCGGCTTCTGCCGCACACGGAGAGACACGCAATGCCCCTGACCCTCAGCACCAAGCGCACCGCCCGCGTCGGCATGGCCGCCTTGGCGTGCTTCATCGCCCTGGGCGTGGTTGCCTGGGCCACCCCCACCGATGCACCCGCCGCGGCTACCGACGACGGGCCAGACGGCCTCGTGATCACCAGCCCCCGCATCTGCGCCGCCCTGGCTGTGTATGAGCTGGCCGCCGGGGACGATTGGGCACTGCGTGCCACCGTCGCCAACACGACCCTCAACGCCTTCCGCGATGCAGACCGGGTGCCCGACTGTGCGGCAGGCGTCACTGCGGCGCTGACGCAAAACTTCGAGCCGGCGCGCTGGCAGCTTGCCCTCGACGCGGCAGATGCCGTCCTGAGCGGCTCCTATGAGATTTCCCCGGCGGCATGCGTCCGGGCCAATGCGGTTGTCCCCCTGTCGACCGCAGACGGCAAAGAGCCGAGCACCTCCCCGGTGCTGGCCCGGGCGCAGTGCGTCATGCACGAACTGGCCTTCGTGGAGGTGGCGCCGTGATCACCGGCCTCCTTACCGAACCACGCGCCGCGATGATCGGCACACAGCGCCTGCCCCTGAGCCCCACCGAATCTAGGGTGCTGCAGCTGATCATCAACGCAGGTGACACCCCGATCAGCCGCTTCCAGATCGAGCGGGAGATCTACGGCGCCTCCGGCCGCAAGTCGAACACCGTCGAGGTGACCATCTGCCGCCTGCGCCAGAAGCTGGCCCAGCACGGCTACCGCATCAATGCCACCCGCAGCCGTGGCTACACGATCAGTCAGGCCGGTGCAGCATGATCGCCGCCATCACCTACCCCCTCGCACAGCGCGCGGCCGTCGCCGCCAAGGCAGCCGCTACGGCCGCCACTGGTATGGGCTTCGCCCCGAACCTGGTCGCCGCAGCCGCTGACGTTGCCGCGCGCGCAGTGCTGGAGCGTCGCGCCAGTGCCGGTCGAGCCATCGCCGACGTGCGCAGAAATCTTCGCCGCATGTTGCGGGCACAAGGCGGTGCCGCATGAGGGCTCCTGCGATCAAGCTCCCTGCCCCTGACCTGACGCCGGACCAGCGCGCGGCCTTGGAGCGCGCGAAGCGCCCCCGCCGCCATCCCTACCGCGTGTATTGCACGCACCAGGCGAGCGCGCAGCGTCAGCGCGAGGCGGAAGAGCAGCGCCAGCGCGTCGCGCCGAACCTGCACAGGTTGGTGCGCTGATGGACGGCCTGCATCTGATCGGCGGCGGTCTGGACGCGGTGATCGTCAGCACGGCCACGCCGACGGCTGAAGAGAGGCTGCAGCGGTATGCGGCGGCAGTTGCTGCACACCCGTGCCGCTGGTTCTCGCTCCGCGTGCAGTTCGGCCAGATCCTGCAGCGCTCGCTCAAGAAGGGCATCCGGGTGGGCTACGCGGCGTGGCAACGGCAGATGCCGGCTCTCTGGCCCCGTGTACACATCAACTGACTGGAGAAGCTTCGAATGCCGACCATCACTGTCGACGTCGACCTTGACGATTTCGATGACCAGGACCTCTTGGAGGAGTGCAGGGTTCGCGGTCTCAATGTGCTGCCCACTGCCCCTGCCGATGTGCCTGTTGCGGAGCTGGTTGTAGAGCGCGCCTATCTCGCGGCTCGCGCCATGACCGAACTTCCGCAGGAGCTGAAAGACCTGTTCTGGGTCGTGCATGGCCGCGCAATCGCATGACGTCGAAGGGCCGCCCGGGATGGACCACCGCAACCAGCTCGACATCTTTGACCACGACCCAGCCCGCCTGGCCAAGGCCAACCGCGCCGCCGCCGAGCACGCACTGACCGATCCGTTCTTCTCCGCGAAGGTCCGTCAGGACCGCCACGACTACTACATCGCCGAAGCCGAACGCCTTGAGCGCTTGGCAGCCATGGCCGAGAAGTCGGCCACCACCGCAGCCTGAGATCTCCCGAATGAAACAGCCTCAGCCCAGCGAAGCCAAACCTTCAATACCGATCCCCGATAGCGCGATTGAAGCGTTCCGCGCTGCCTACGCCACCCATGGCACCCAGAAGGGCTACGCCGAGGCCATCCGCGCCGGCCTCGCCGCCGCAGCGCCACTGATCAGCCATGACGCCATGCTCTCGCTCGAGCAGGACGCGCAGGCCTACCTGGTGCGCCAGCTGGACATCGCCCTGAATGGTGAGGCCACCGCAGCGCGCGAGCCGGTGCTGGCTGATCTTCTGAGCCAGTGCCAAGACGAGGTTCGCCGCCGCAGCGGCCCAGTTTCGACCACGCTTCCGATCTGCGCGCAGCACCACCTACTGCAGGTGTTCAGCGATATGGCGGATCGCGCGCGCCTACTGACCGACGCCGCCGTGCGTGAAGTTGTGCTGATGGGCACTACGGAGGTGCGCTGTGGCTGATCACTCAGTCCAGGTCCAACGGATGAGCACGCGCGTAGTCAGCCCCCAGGCCTTCGGCGATTCTCTCGGCCTCATCCTGGCTTGCGTGGTGCGCCATCGTGTGATCACGGAACGCAGGCGCGTCATCACCCTCGCGCCAGACCTCAACTTCCGCGCGCCAGAACGGCAGCGGTTGGCCCTCTGCGATGTACTGGGAGTCGATGTCCAGATGCCATCCGGAAACCAATCGGGTGAAAGGCATGGCTAAGCGTCCGATTCTGACGAATGGAACCATCGTACGCGCTTCCCTGGCGGACGGGCAGCCCGGTGGGAGGGTGAGGCTGGGGGATCAGGCCGAGCGGGCGCGGTTTGAAGCATTCCTGAGTGGGAATCCGCTCATTGCCTTGTCCGCTGGTACGGCCTGGCAGGTTTGGCAAGCCGCCCTCTCCGCCCAGCCCTCCCCGGGTGGTCAGGGGGATGCGCGCGCAATGATCGAAGAATTCATCCAGTGCGCCACGCTCGGCCGCCCGCACGGCAAGCTGATCGCTCAGGCAAAGGACTACCTCGCCGCCCGCCAGCCGGTAGTGGTCGACCTACCCGAGTCTCTGCATGATCGGGTTGAAGCGCTGCGCGAAGTCGCCGCCCGCCAGCCGGTGGGGGAGCCGGTGGCGTGGGTGAATGGCAGGCACCTGGACGAGTGCATTGCCATGCCGATGATCGAGAGCAACGACGACGCGACGGTCATGAATCCTCGGAACATCGCGGCCAGCTCCCGACCGGACGGGTATACCGACACGCCACTATATCGCCACCCCGCGCAGGCCGTGGACCATCAGGCGGCGTTGCTCGCAGAAGAACGCGCCCATGGCGAGACCATCGACCAGCGCGACCGATGTGAAGAAGTAGCCGACGAGCTAGCCGATCACATCGCGCGCATCACTGGCGTGGATATCGGCGAGCACAGCAGCGCCAACAGCCCTTGGCAGAACGCCATCGAGGCGGCGGAGGAGTACAAGCCCGCGCAGGCCGTGGGCCTGGGTGCGGTGCGCGAGGCCCTGCAGGCCGCTGAGGGGCTGGCGACCGTCTGCGCCTCAGTTGATGGCTATTCCCGAGAGGAAGTGGCCGCCAGTGGCCGCGCGATGAGGCAGCAGTTTGCCGACGCACTTGCCAAGATCGACAGCCAGGCGGTGGGCAATGGCTGAGCCGCAGATCATCCACAGCGAGGCCATCGCCGAGGCAAACGGAAAGCTCTGCTCGTTCTCGATGCGATGGGAACTCGATGGCGACTACATACGCTGCAGGATCTGCCAGCGGCCTCAGCTGACCAGCTACGCACACTACCCGTTCCCGCACGTTGACGGCTGCAAGGGCGCCCAAGCGCATGAGGCAAACCCGTGGATCACGTTTGTGCAGCTGCTGGCTCCGCTCAGCCAGGCGGTGGGCAAATGAGAGGCATGCCCATCGGACTGTGCTGCGTCTGCGATGAGCCGCTCGACCTCGCCGACGCCGGCGTCTGCAAGACCTGCGGCAACGGCTTCTGCTGGAACGAATGCGGCCAATGGCACCGCGGCGAACACACCTGCTCCACCTGCATGGACGCCGATGACGGCGACCAGGACGACGACGAGGAAGATTCCAATGGCTGACGGCTCCCGCGCTTTCAACTTCCCCATGCCGCAGCGCTCCCGGCTGCGCCCCGGCGAGATTGTTGTGGATCTGTTCGCCGGTGGTGGCGGCGCATCGGAAGGTCTCAAGCAGGCCCTTGGCATCGATCCCGCCCTGGCCTACAACCACGACGAGCTGGCCATCGGCATGCACGCCGCCAACCACCCCCTGACCCAGCACCACCGCGAGGATATCTGGCACGCAGACCCACGCGTGGACGTGGCCGGCCGTCCCATCGGCTGGTTCCATGCCTCTCCGGACTGCACGCACTTCAGCCAGGCCAAGGGCGGCCAGCCGCGCAGCCGCAAGACCCGCGCATTGTCGTGGGTGGTGCTGAAGTGGGTTGGCCAGCTGCTGCGTGCTGATCGGCTGCACGGGACCAACACCGCGCCGCGCATCATCTCCATGGAGAACGTCTGGCAGATCCTGACCTGGGGTCCGCTGGTAGCGAAGCGCTGCAAGACCACCGGCCGCGTCATCAAGATGGACGGCACCGTTGCAGCGCGCGGCGAGCGCGTCCCGGTCGAGAACCAGCAGTTGGTGCCGGACAAGCGCCATAGCGGCCGCACCTGGCGTCAGTTCGTGGCCGCTCTGCGGTCGCTGGGCTACGCAGTTGAATGGCGCAAGCTGGTGGCCAGCGACTACGGCGCCGGAACCAGCCGCGAACGCCTGTTCCTGCTCGGCCGCCGCGACGGCGAGGCCATCGTGTGGCCCGAGCCCAGCCATGGCCCGGCACCAGGTCAGAAGCCGCGCGTGACTGCCGCCGACTGCCTGGACTTTTCCATTCCCTGCCCGTCCATCTTCACCCGCGCCCGGCCGCTGGCCGACGCCACCATGCGCCGCATCGCCAAGGGGGTCATGCGGCATGTCATCAACTCGGCCGATCCCTTCATCGTTCCCGTGACGCACCAAGGCGGCGACCGCGTGCATAGCGTGCGCGAACCCATGCGCACCATCACGGCTGCCAACCGCGGCGAGCTGATGCTGGCCGCACCGGAGGTGGCTCCGTTCCTCACCGAGCATGCAAACGCAAGCCGCCAGCGGACGATGGCAGCGGAAGAACCGCTGCCAACGGTCTGCGCTGGCGTGAAGGGTGGCCACTTCTCCGTGGTGTCGCCCATCCTGGCCGGTGTCGGCGGCCGGGCCGGTCAGTCCGAACCCCGCTCAGGCGGCGAACCGCTCTACACGATGACCACCAAGGCAGACACCGCGCTGGTGGCGCCGCACCTGGTCAAGTTCCGTGGCGACAGCATCGGCACGACCGCCACCGAGCCGGTGCCAACGATCACTTCTGGTGCTGGTGCCGCGCGCCCAGCGGGCGCCGCGCACGCTCTCGGTGTGGCTTCCACCTGTCTGGTACAGATGGGGCACGGTGAAGGGAAGACACCGGGTAAGCGTTTCAGCCACGGCATCAACGATATCCGAGGCCCGATGGGCACCATCGTCGCCAGCGGCGGCGGCCAGGGCCTGATGACAGCTTTCCTCGAACAGGCTAACGGCGGCTTCTATCAAGGCGCTGGCAACGATGCGCGCGACCCGGTCAGCACCATCACCGCCAGCGGCAGCCAGCAGCGGCTCGTGAGCGCCGACCTGGCCCAGCTATCGCCCGAGCAGGAGGCAGGCGCGCTGCGCGTGGCCGCGTTCCTGGTGAAGTACTACGGCAGCGGGATCGCCGTGGATCTGCACGACCCCGTGGACACGGTGACCACCAAGGATCGCTTGGCGCTGGTGACCGTCCACATCCAGGGCACGCCATACGTGATCGTGGATATCGGCCTGCGCATGCTCAAGCCGCACGAGCTGTACCGCGCCCAGGGCTTCCCGCCCGGCTACATCATCGATCGCACGGCCAACGGCACGCCGCTCAGCACCAGCGCCGCCGTGCGCATGGTCGGCAACAGCGTGAGCCCGCCACCGCTGCGTGCCCTGGCCGAGGCGAACCTTGACCGGGTCCCGGCCGACATGGCGGTGGCGGCATGACTGGTGCTGCCCTGGCCAAGCACGTCGCCCACGTGCTGTTGACGGAATGCCGTGCCCGTCGAAACGGCCACGGCTTCTGGTTCGCCTTCAACGCTGCACAGCGCGCGCGCATGCGCGCGACCGCTCCCGCGCCACTGCCGGCATCGCCGCGCGCACCGGTACTGCCCGCCCAACTGGAGCTGTTCGCATGAGCCCCGGCCGCAATGCTGCATCTATCCGCGCTGCTCTGCGCGGTGCCGTTCCCGCCCATGTCACCGCGCGGGACATGATCCGCCGCCACTGCCGGGAGCACGGCAAGCAGCTTGCCTGCCTTGCGCCCGCCTGGGGCTGCCAGGTGTTCAGCGTCTGGCGCGCATTCGGCCGGACGTCCCGCCCCCTGCAGCCGCATCAGGTCGAGGGCGCGATCACAACGCTGCAGCTGGACGAGTTCGATGCGAACGAGCTACGGCTGCGCGCTGCTCGCGAGGCCGGGTGGCACATCGATCCCAAGATGCTGCTCGAGGGCGAGGCATGAGCGGCGATGCCTCGACCATCAGCACAGCACCGCCGCCGACTGCGAGTGACGCCGTGCGCGAGATGCGAGCTGCAGGCCGCGCCGGCGATGCGGTGCCGGCCGATCAGGTGAATCGATGGGCCACCACGCTGATGCGTCTGTTCGGTCAGCAGCGGGCCGTCAGGCTCGAGCAATGGGGCGGATCGTTCTGGTACCAGATCGATGAAAGGCAGTGGTACCAAGCCCTTGCAGCTGGCGAACAGGTCCGGGCTCTTTACACCCAGCCGCTGCTCCACGAGGTCCGCAGGGCCGGCAAAGATCGGGATCACATCTGGTCGGCGGATCGAACGCACTGCACCGTCTGTAACGACCCCTTCGATTGGGCCGATCCGTACTGCAACCCACCCAAGCCACCGGCGCCGATCGCGCTGAAACCCCAGCCGTTCAATCCGTCCTGGGTTCTCCCGCTGCTCGACCGACTGGAGCGAGCGTTGAAGCGTGAAGGCAAGCGGGAAAGGGACGAGTGGGGTTTCCGAATTGCGCAGATGCGTAAGTCAATCGAAGAGCATACGAAGGAGAAATCACATTGACCGTTGAGCACATCAAGGCCGCCACTGGCGAGCGGTCACCACTGATCCACCAGCAGCGCGCGGCCATAGCGGTTGCAGCAGCTCTCGAAACCGCCCTGACCAGCACGCGCCCCGCCAGCGGCGGCGGCCGCGCATTGACCTTCACCTTTGCCGGTGAGCCGCAGCTGCAGGCCGCGTGCGACGCCTGGCGCGCATACGCCCTCGCCACCATCGACACGCAGGCGCCGCTGGCGGAGACGGCGGCCCAGCGGCTGACGGCCCAGATCGGCCTCGCCCTTTTCGATGACCCCACCATGGACCTGACACAGATCGCCAACCTTGTGCTTACGGCACGGTCGGATTCGCACACTGCGCTGCTGTTGGCGCCCACCACTGAAGTAACGGAGGCCCGAGATGGGCGCAGCTGAGAACATCCCCGAAGTCCTGCTGAAGCTCGAGCAGGTCGAAGCCCAGACCGGGATGAAGAAGAGCTACATCTACCGCGAGATGGAGAAGGGCACTTTCCCGCCCAGGCACAAGGTCGGCGGCGGCACTCGCTGGTACCAGAGCGACATCCAGCGTTGGATCCGCGCACGCAGGAGCGCCCCGCAATGGACGCCCGAGGATGCGGGGCGGCCAGCGGCCAACTGCGACAGCAGCGGAGCGTAA